AGAGGATCAGGTTACTGGACGTAAGAATTGCTACCTTCGTGGTATTGCAATTCAAGCTGACCGTAGAAACTTGAACGAACGCGTATATCCTTTCGCTGAAATTGCGAGAGCAGTAAATAATATGGCTGAAAGGATTCGTCGTGGCGAAAGTATTTTATGTGAATGTGACCACCCTGAAACACTAACTGTTAATTTAGATCGTGTAGTGGGTATGATTACTGAAGTTTGGATGGAAGGTGCAAATGGTATGGCTACCATTATGTTACTAGATACCACTCATGGTAAAGATATTCGTACAATGATTGAAAGTGGCGTTAAATTGGGTGTGAGTTCACGTGGTTCAGGTAATGTTGACCATAACGGTATTGTATCAGATTTTGAAATCGTAACTATTGATATTGTAGCACAACCTAGTGCTCCAGATGCATATCCAAAAGCGGTATTTGAATCTCTAAATAGTAAGTACGGATCACCTGTAACTGGTTCAAAACGAGTGTTTGAATCTACCAAAGGAACCTCTCAGACTATTGATGATGAAATTCATCAATTTTTTAAGAATTTGAAAGGTTAATAAAATAAATTTATAAATATCTGTACATCAAGAGTGCAGATATATCTGTACTTTAAAGGAGAGAACGAATGTCAAAATTGGATCAGTTTCTAAAAGAATCATCTCTTTCTGACGAAGCTAAAAAGCTAATTCAGGAAGCATGGAATGAAGAAAAAGCTATCGTAGCTGCTGAAATGCGTGAAGAAATGAAAGAACGTTACCAAGAAGACTTATCGAAACTAACAGAAGGTCTAGACAAAATGATGGCTGAAGTAATCAGCGAACAAATGTCAGATGTATATGCTGAAAAGCGTAAACTTGTAGAAGACCGCGTTAAACTTCGTAAGACTTTGGGTAATTTCTCAGACTTCGCTAACACAGTACTAGCTGAAGAAGTAAAAACTATGCGTCAAGAACGCAAACATATTAATGAAAGTCTAAGTAAATTCATGGGATTCAGTAATCGTGTCCTAGCAGAAGAACTTAAAGATTTCCATCAAGAAAAACGTGAACTAGTTGAAACTCGCGTTAAGTTGATTGCAGAAGGAAGTAAGCAAATTGCGGAAGCACGTGCAAACTTTATTAAGCGTACTGCTGAAACCGCAGCGACTTATATTGCTGAGACTACCGAAAAGAACTTAAATGCTCTTAAAGTTGATCTACTAGAAGCAAAACAAAACATGTTCGGTCGTAAGATTTTCGAAGCATTCTCAAATGAATTCTACAGCAAACAATATAACGAAAGTTCTATTCTACGTGAGCTTAATGAATCTGTTAAAGAAGCTGAAGAAGAAGCAATCTCTGCGAAAGTAGCTTTAAGCGAAGCTCGTAAAGAAGCTGAAAATGCTAAACGTAAAGTTCGTATTATGGAAGATAACGCAGCACGTTCTGCAATCATCTCTGAACTAACTAAGCCACTTACTATTCAACAAAAACAAATTATGGAATCTCTACTAGCAACATCTCCAACCGAGAAGCTAAAAGAAAATTTCAGCAAGTACCACAAATCTGTTCTTAAGGGTACTGTAAATGAATCTGCTGCTAATCCTAGCCGTCCAGCAGTTAATAATAAGGCTAAAAATGCTCTAACGGAAGGTAAAGTAGTAACTGGAAACCGTGAAAGTATCATTAAAAATGATGAGCTATCTTCTGATGACTTAGATTTCCTAAACGAAATTACTAAATTATCAGGAATGGATAAAAATCGTTAATTATTAAATGCTAATTTTTCTGTCTGATAAATAAAGTATACAGAAAAGTAAAAAATATCTTTTGAGGAGATTTATAATGTCACAACTATTAACTGAATCTAAATGGGCTGCTGTAAAGGATAAGCTTGTTGAAGGTCTAAGTGGTAATCGTAAAACTGTAATGGAATCAGTTCTAGATAACCAACGTAAAGTAATGCTACGCGAATCTGCAACTGCTGGTGCAACTTCTGCTGGTAACATCGCTACACTAAACAAAGTAATTCTACCAATTATCCGTCGTGTTATGCCAACCGTTATTGCTAACGAAATTATTGGTGTTCAACCTATGACTGGTCCAGTTGGTCAGATTCATACACTACGTGTTCAATATGCTGATAACGCTCCAGGCGTTGTTGCTGGTGAAGAAGCTCTATCACCTTACAAAATCGCTAAGTCTTACACTGGTGAAGTAAACTCTGATAACACTGCACCACGTGCTGCACCTACTTCTCAACTAGAAGGTGTTATGGGTCGTCGTGTTAACATCCGTATTCTACGTGAAACCGTAGAAGCTCAATCTCGTCGTCTATCTGCTCGTTGGACTGTTGAATCTGCACAAGATGCACAAGCACAACACGGTATTGACGTTGAAGCTGAACTAATGGCTGCTATCGCACAAGAAATCACTACTGAAATCGACCAAGAATTGCTAGCTCGTCTACGTGCACTTCCAGGTGCTGCTGCTGTTGTTTACGATCAGTCTAAAGTTACCGGTGTTGCTACCTTCGTTGGTGATGAACACGCTGCTCTAGCTACTCTAATCAACCGTCAAGCTAACGAAGTTGCTCGTCGTACCAAACGTGGTGCAGCGAATTGGGCTGTTGTTTCTCCAACTGCTCTAACCATTCTACAGTCTGCAACTACTTCTAGTTTTGCACGTACTACTGAAGGTACTTTCGAAGCTCCAACTAACGTTAAATTCGTTGGTGTTCTAAACTCAACAATGCGTGTTTATGTTGATACCTATGCTGATGACAGTACTGATGTACTAATCGGTTATAAAGGTAATCAAGAAACTGATGCTGGTGCATTCTACTGCCCTTACATCCCATTGATGGCTTCTGGTACTGTAATGGACCCTAACACTGGTGAACTAGTTACTAGCTTCCTAACTCGTTATGGTTATGTACAGCTAACTGATAGTACTTCATCACTAGGTAACGCTGCTGACTACTACAGCAAAATTGCTATCCGCAACGTAACCTTCATGTAATTTGAAGTAACGTTTAGATTTAAAAAAATCTGATGTTAAAAAGAAAAAGGACGCTTCGGCGTCCTTTTCGCGTTTCTAATATCCCTAAACTAAATACGTTCGATACCATATGAAACGACTTTCAAATTTGTGGTATAATCATGGAGAAATAGTATGATCATAAAACCAAATTCAACAGTAGTAGTCTATCGTAATCCTCGCCAATATTATCACCAAAGCGTTCATAGTCGGTTTCAGATATTGTATGAAGATAATAAAATGGTTGGATATATCGAAGACCTCGGTATTCTATGCTGTGGTACTGATGCTGTATACTACAGCATGGATTCATATGTTGATGATATAATGTATACTGATTTTGAAGAAATGACATATACCGAATATCTAAAAAAATATCAGGAAAGATTAGTACGAGACAATCCTCATGCTCCTATGTTGAATGAGTTACCTTCAACCACTATGCAGGAAATGAGTAATCCAATAAATCTGTACGGTCAGCAAAATATCACTCGACAGGTTATTAATGCTAATCCAGTACTGTCAAATTTGAATAATCACGGTGTAAAAGTGCAGATTTTGAGAGGATAAATACCCCACTAAAAAAGAGGGTAGAACTATGTCTAATCAGATCTGTTATGTAATCGTAAACCAAGCATGGCCTGAATGGGTTAAGATTGGATTTACATCAAAAGAAGAAATGAAAACACGTCTAAGTACTTATCAGACAGGTTCTCCGTTTAGAGACTATGAAGTCTATCATGAAGTGTATTTTGAAGATGCTAAAGCCGCCGAAAAAGAAGTTAATAAACGCTTGAAGCTTATGAATGCAACTCAAGGTGCAGGAAAAGAATGGTATAAAATGCCAAAGAAACTTGCTGCTAATATGATAGATACAGTATTTGATGATTTAGAAGAAGAGACAGACTAAATCATAAATATCTCTATAATATATAAACGCGAGGATTGATTTATATGAGTATAAGATTTAATCATGCTAGTAATAAAATCACTAGCACGAATACTGCGACTATTGTAATCGAAGGTGGAACACCAACATCACCACGTCCATTAAGACTTGATGCATCGTCAGTTGTATTCCCTAATAAACAATTGCCAGTAGGTGAAGCAGGTGCGGTAGTATTTGACATTAACACTAAATCGTTAAAGTACCATAATGGCGTATCGTGGGTAGAATTACTTTCAAAAGACGAAGTACTTGCACCTATTAATATTTCATTGACAGAAATTAATAACAAACTGGCTAATCGTGTCAGTACTGTAACCTATTCATCAAGTTCAGTTGCTTCTGCTTCAGTAAGCGGAACTAACCTTAATATTGTTTTCCCATCAAGCACCACTAGTCCTACTGATGTTCCTGGACTTTTCACTTCATCACTACCAGGAAGTTTAATGCATTATTCATTAACTTCAGGTCAGTCTGTTGAAAGTATTCGTGAACAAATGAGTGGCGTTAGTGGTGGTCAAAATGGACGTGATGGATCTATAAATGCACCATTTGTAACTAAAACTGGTTGGTGTTTCTCTGATGGCTTTTACTGGACGTGGAATGGAATAACATCAGTTACACAACAAGTTCCTAATTTGAACCAAAACGCTTATTTAAAAAGTATCAATACTTCTGGTGTAACTAAAACTGATTCAGTAGTATCAGGTTCAGGAACTATATCTAATACAACAATTCAAGAACCATTACACTATCATGGTGTTGGTATGATGGTTGGTCTTTCTGGTGGTAATGGTGATGATGGTTTGTTCATTTCTGGAAAAACTTGGGATGATGGCTTATCTTATAATGGTTTACGTATTAATGGTGAAGCAAATACAAGAACTGTGCAATCAGTAAGTGGTTCAGATAGTAGAACAGCATTCAGTACTACGTATGGTGTTTACCCTAATGGAAATACAACGGTTCACAGCCATAATTTAACTGATGTTGATGTTAGACATTTTAATGTTGCTATTTTATATAACATTGCACAACCAAGTACCGCATTGAACCAATCAGCAGGGGATTCTAGATATGTACTAAAAGCTGGTGATACAATGACCGGTTCATTAACTATAGCAAACTCTGCTGCTATTCGTGCAAATGATACTAACGTCATACTATGGTTCCAGAACAGTACTGGTGGTGAACGTGGTGCTATATATCATAATGCAACAACAAACAGTCTACGTTTACGTAGTGCAGGTGGTTCAGAAGTCGTTATCGATAGTTCAGGTAATATCACTTCGTCTGGTTCTATTGTTACTGGAAATACCTCTATTGTAGGTGGAAGAAACGTACTACGTTCAGTAAATGGCATAACTGCTGATGGTAATGGTTCATTAAATATCGATATTGGAGTTCAAGATATTAGATTAAGTGCAATGGGTACTCTAGTTAACAGAAACTTTGTTAATTTTGATCGAGGTAGAGCAGCATATGCACCTGATGGTTCTGTTATGGTTGGTGTTGCCGATTCTGAAACTAGCAAAATTTGGATCGAAGATGTTGATGCTATTTTTTATAGATATGTACAGAAACAGATTGGTGGTGTTTGGTACACCGTTGGAGTATTATAATGTTTAAAACGTATAGTCCTGAACAAAAACTTGCCAATGTTTTGTATCTTAAAGATACAGTAACTGGCATTGATTGGTATGAATATAGAAAAACTTTAGATAATAACAGTGTTAAGATAGCAGTTGATGAAAACTGTTTTGTTAGATATTCTTTCGTTGATCCTTATGAAATATTTCCAGTAGATTGTTCAATTATAACTTTAGAAGATTTACCTTCTGAATTTAATGAAAACCCTTATGGGTGGTATTATATTGATGGTGAATTTAAACATGTTACTGAGACTGAGTACTACAAAAATAAGATGGAAATTCGCGAGTTAGAACAACTCAAAGATGAATATAGAGAACTGAGATTACAATCTGATTTGGGAATTATAACAACTGATAAGTTAGTACGTTTAAGTGAACTACATACAATCCTTGTCGAAAAATACACCAAATAAATGAAACGCTAAAAAATGATCTGGTATAATATGAGCATCCTAACGGAGAGTTAGGGTGCTTTTTTTATAACATGGAGAATACAATGGCTAAGAAAACTGAATCTAAAATTGAAGCAACTGAGTTAAATGACGTTCAACGTAAAAAACTTAAAGATGGCCTCAATTCTGCTGTAGTCCAACTAACTCATATTGATACCATCAAAGAATCATATGGTGACTTCATGGATACCCTAGCTGATGAGCTTGGTCTTGATAAGGCTAAACTAAAATCTGCTGCAATGCGTATCTACAAACAAGACTTCTTTGATAAAGTTCGTGCACAAGACGAAGTAGAAACTATTCTTACTGTATCTGGCAATCTTGCACAAATGGATGACTCAGACTACTAATAGTAAATAATGCCCCAATGAATGGGGCATTATGTTTTTAATTGCGTTTATTATAAGGAAATAAGATGTATATAGATGGATATATGGATAGAAAACGCACCGGAGAAGTTTTGCATGTAGCAGAACGTGTCAATGGTCGTCGTATACTGCGTGAAATTGAGCCAGTATATGAATACTATGTAGAATCTCCAAACGGTGAGCATAAAACTATCAACGGTACTATGGCCGAGAAGTTTGAATTCTCCCGGTATTCTGAAATGAAACGCCAAATGGAATCATTACCTGCATCTGCTAAGATTTATGAAGCAGATTGTAATGTTACGTTTAAAACCCTTGCAAAACACTACATGGGTAAGCCTTCACCCGATTTAAACATCGCTTATTTCGATATCGAAACCGACTTTCACCCTAAATTTGGTTATGCCTCCCCAAGTGATCCATTTAACCGTGTAACTGCAATATCACTATACCAAAGTTGGTCAGGTAAAGACTATGTTCTTACTATGGCACCTACTGGTATGGATAATATTGAGGCACAGGATATTATTAATCGTTTAAATGCTGAAACCAATGATCCAAACAGTATAGTAGTACTATATACTGAAGAATCAGAGATGTTTGAAACCTTCTTTGAGCTAATTGAAGATAGTGACATTCTTACTGGTTGGAATAGTGAGTTCTTTGATATTCCATATATGGTTAACCGTACCAGAAAGGTTTTCAACGAAGCTACATTAGCTCGCTGGTGCTTATGGAATAAAAAACCAAATGCACGTGAAGCAGATATGTTCGGTAAAACCATCGTTACCTACGATTTAGTTGGACGCGTCCACTTAGATTATCTTGCACTATACAAAAAACATGCTGGTCAAGTTGAACAGTCATATAAACTTGATTATATTGCAGAGAAAGTAACTGGCGAGAACAAAGTACCATATGATGGTTCATTAGATAAGCTATATCGTGAAGATTATATGCGTTTTCTTCGTTATTCTAAGCAAGATAGTATCTTACTTAAGAAAATCGATGAAAAGATGGACTTTATCAACCTACATAACCGTCTTGCTCATAAAGAATGTGTGTTAATCACAACAACTATGGGTTCAGTAGCACTAATTGACACCGCAATTATAAATCTTGCTCACCAACGTGGTGAAGTAGTATTCAATAAACGTAAAGTTGAAGAAGAAGAAGATTTTGCGTATCAAGATTATGATATTGACTTAGATGATGATGAAGATGGTGAATCACAAAGTGGTTCTAAAGCTGCTGGAGCATGGGTACAAGATCCTATTCTTGGATTGATTGATATGTTAGGTTGCGTGGACTTTAACTCACTATACCCAACAGTTCTTCGCACATTAGGCATGAGTACTGAATGTATTCTTGGACAATTGCGACAGGATTACACTGATGCATATTTGGCATCTAAAATTGAAGAACAGCGTGTTAAATGGGCTAAAAATGGTGGTCGTGGTAAATTCGATCCTAAATGGACTGAAGCATGGCATGGTTTGTTTGCAAGCGTCGAATTCACTATGGTTCGTGAGAAATCACAGGAAGTAATTACCGTAGATTTAGAAGATGGTACGAGTTTCCAAGCAACCGGCGAAGAATTATATGACATTATCTTTAATTCTGACAGTACTATTGTACTAAGTGCAAATGGAACACTTTTTGATAAGACTAAGTATGGTGTAATTCCAGAAATTCTTACAGTTTGGTATTCTGAACGTAAAGCACAACAGAAAATGGTAATTGACTATAAGCACTTGGCTACCGATGGCTGGGAAATGCCTGAAAATATGCTAGCTGACTTAGAAAATGAGTTAAAGTCATTACAATCTGGAAATGGACTACATAAAACCAACCTTCATGAAGATGATCCAATTTATTTGCTTCGTCTGGCAATTGCTGATAAGAATCCTGCTGAAATGGCAAAGATTATTGCACAAAATGGCATGAGAATTGAAGATGGTCGTTTATTTGTGGCTGATTCTGATAAAAAGTACTGTAAAACACAGTCTGATTTCTGGAAGCAGAACCAACAGATTCGTAAGATTCTTTTAAACTCACTATATGGTGCGTTGTTGAATAAAGGTTCTCGTTTCTTCGATAAACGTCTAGGACAATCAGTTACTTTAACTGGTCGTAGTATGACTAAACACCTTGCAAGTAAGATTAATGAAGTATGTACTGAAACTTACGATCATAATGGTGGTGTAGTAGTATATGGCGATACTGACTCAGTATATTTCAGTGTTGCACACTACTATAAAGAAAATGATATGGAATTTAACCTATCACGTTCTGAAGTAGTTGAACTATATCAGATGATTGGTGATACAGTAGGTTCATCATTCCCTGAATTTATGGATACAACTTTCAATACTGGTATTGAAAACGGTAAAATCGTTGGTGCAGATCTAGAAATGGTCGGTTCTCGTGGTTTATTCTTGAAAAAGAAACGTTATGCAATTCTAAAGTTTTGGGAAGATGGATTCCGTAAGGATGAAAACGGTTCACCTGGTGAAATTAAGGCAATGGGTCTTGAAATTAAACGTTCAGACACACCAAAATACATCCAGAATTTCCTTGAAGAAACACTAATCGCATTACTAGTTGGTGAATCTGAGGAAGAATTACGTAACCGAGTACGTACTTTTAAACGTGAGTTTAAAGATAAACCAAGCGTAGAGAAGGGATCACCAAAAACTGTTAAGAACTATACCAACAAAGAGAAAGAATTCCAGGAAACCGGAAAATGTTCAGTTGGTCATGTTAAAGCAGCAATCTACTGGAATAAACTTCGTGAATTAAATGATGATAAATCAGTTCCAGAAGCAACAGACGGTACAAAAGTTATCGTATGTGACCTAAAACCTAATCCACTAGGGATTACTAAAGTTGGATACCCAATTGACTGTGCAGACTACTTACCAAATTGGTTCATGGAATTACCATTCGATGACGATACTATGGAAATGGCAGTACTAACTAAGAAATTAGGTAATATCTTCGGTATTCTTGATATGGATATTGGTATAACAGAGAAAAGTACCATCGAATTAAACACTGGTTTCTTCGCTTGGTAATAAGAGGATAAAATATGTCTAACATTTATGAACGCATTGGGAGAGCAATCTCTTCATGCGGTGAGTACGATATTGTTCGTGCTGAAACTAAAGAAGAATCAGAAATTCTTGAAGGTTCTGGTTTCAAAAAGGTTGGATCAATATTAGAAGGGGAAAAGGTAGTTTCCCTTTATAAAATTGAAATTAAAACTATTGAAAAGGTTGTTCAAGTACCTATTGTTTCACCAACAATCAAACCATACCCACCAATTGATACTACTCCTTGGGATAATACTAATCCTTGGAATAATAAACCTTGGGTAAGTAATCAACCATATACCGCAACATTTGGGACTGTTAATCAACCAGATTGGTTGTATCGTGATGGCAGTACAGTAGTTAGCGATGAAATTGACTATAGTGTTTCTGCAAGAATATATGAAATGGGTCTTGCTATGTTTAAAAATAATGAAAATATGTCTGAACATACTGCTATTATGACAAACGAAAGTAATACTACTAATATCTAACAAAAATGAAACGGGTAGAATTATTCTGGTATAATATACCCGTTAACACAAAATGGAGATTTAACAAATGGAATTACGTGACGTACTACGCGACCTAGTAACAACCACATCTGGTATTGATTTTGATTGTATCGCAGTTTCTAGCGAAGATCGCGGTCAAGGTCAACGTGTTTACATGGAAGCTTATACAGCCGATAAAACTTTGGTTATGCGTGCATATACCAAGGAAGATGTACCTGAAGTTGTTGGTCGTTTTGGTATTGGTAATCTTGGAATGCTTCAAGGTCTACTAAACTTAAATGTCTACAAATCAGAAAGTACTAAAATTAGTGTGAATGCGAAAGATAATGTAGTTAAAAGCTTAACTTTCAATTCAGACGATGCAAATACCAACTATCTAGTTGTTGCGGAAAAATATATTCCACCTCAACCACGTTTTACTGACCAAGCTTATGACGTACAGGTTACACCTAGTGCTTCTAAGGTCAATGAACTAAAAAGTTTCTCAGGTGTGTTTAAATCATTCTCTGCTTTAGTCACTCCCTTCACTGAAGACGATAGTTTATATTTTTACGTTGGTGAAAAGAATAAAAACAACCATACCGGTACTTTACTATTCTCTAAAACAGAAGGTGAACTAACCAAAGGTTACGGTTATCCAATTGACCGCGTACTTCAAGCATTAAACCGCGTATCTAATGCTGAAAGTAAGTCACTAGGATTTACCAAAACTGGTATGTTAAACGTAACAGTTGATACTGGTGTTGCAGTATATAGCATCTACGTAAGTGGTGCATAATAGTAAAATTAAAGGGAACTTCGGTTCCCTTTTTCTTTGGATATAAAATAATGAGTACCCCACGCTTTATAGCAGACACCCATATGGGTCACCGGAATATTTGGAAATATCGTCCGGTATTTGAAAGCACCCTTCACAATGATTTGTACTTTCAATATATTCTTTCAGAAGTTTGTACAAAAAGAGATACTATGTTCTTCTTAGGTGATGTTATCTTTGATGAAAAGTACTTAGATTTTATTAAAGAACTTCCTGGTAGTAAAATTCTTATCTTGGGTAACCACTGTTCTGAATATATTTCTACCAAAAAACTATGTGAAGCTTTTGACGAAGTTCATGGACTACTGAAGTATAAAGAGTTCTGGCTTTCCCACGCACCACTTCACCCTGAAGAATTACGTGGAAAAAATAATGTTCACGGTCACGTACACACAGAATCCGTAAGTGGTTTGGAATATTTGAATGTATCAGTAGATAGTTCTTTCATGAATTTCTTCCCTAGAACTCTTCACGAAGTTCGCACTGCCTTTGAGACAGTAAATAGTACACAACAAATCTTCGCGGGTGTTTCACAGGAAAACTCATTAGCTGTTATTGAAAGTAATCCAGTTGCAAAAGCTGCATACTACAAAGCACTAGAAGATTCTCGAAAAATTACTGTTTAATAAGGAAAGAAAAAATGCCACTATATACATATCGCTGTAGTACTGAAGCATGTGAACATTCAATGGAAAAGATCGTTAAAATTAATGATCGAGAAAACCCCCATGATTGCCCTGAATGTGAAGGGGAACAAACCATGAAGTACGAAGCATATACCGCAGGTGATAAAGGAAGTAATCTGTATTTCCGTGGTAATTTCTTCGCCAATACTGGCGGATACTAATTTATTTTTGAATGGAGTCGAATAAATGAGTTTACAAGCTATTAATGATTATGTGTTCATCGAACTATCTGATGTAACACCAACTACAACTAGCATTATTCTTACTCAAGTTGAACCACCATGCACCGGCACAATTATCAGTGTTGGTCCAGGTCGTTTTCTTGATAATGGTGAACGTGAAGAACATAACCTAGCCGATGGCGACGTTGTTGTTTTTGGTAAATCTTCACTAAATATGCCACATGATGAAGGTGATAAAAAGTACTTTGTTATGAAAATTGGTGATATATTTGGAAAGAAAAATGGCTAAAAAGATTATACCATTCTGGTTATATCCTTCTCATTGGGGTCTTAAAGGTAAAGCTAAAGAGCTTGCTTTAATCGACTTTAATTACGAAGGATTAGAAGCAGATTTGAAACGTGCAGAAGTGCAGTACTTGACTAAGTACGACTTACAAAAGGCAAAGAATGAAATTCAGTTCAATCATGAAGAAATTGATGAATTTCAATATGAATTAAATAAAATCCACATCGATGAAGAGTTTTCTGTTATACCTTCTAGTGTAGTTAACGAACGTTCTCTTGAGTTACAATTGAAATTCGGAAAGATTGACCAACAAACTTACGATAAAGAGTATGTTGAGTTAATTAAGGACGAAGGTAAAAAGTACTTAGCAGCATTGGCATATGCATTGAAATATGAGTCTATTTCACAGAATGAATATGATAAAGAGGTTGCAACCTTTAATAAGGAGCCTTGGTTTGCATTTGATGTGGAATTTGACGAAGAGACAAATGACCTAATAATGTCATTTGACTATAATGAATATTTCTGGAAAAAACTTCGAGCTGAAGGTCATCCGGGAATTGATGAACACGAAATCATTGATAACTTTATTAAAGATTGGGGTCGTAAGTTAGCTACTGAAGATTACAGTGGTGACTACGACACAAAGTTAACAAGCGTAAACGACGAAATGAATCAAACGACTGGTTCTACTGATTTCAAAATCTATGAATAAAAAAAGGGAGAACATATAATGTTCTCCCTTTTCTTTTTATTCTATTAAATTGATAGTGCTGGAATAGCCTTATACACTTTAATCGCAAAGTTACCAGCCGCAGCAGCAGTTGCAGAAGAAGCAAGAATCACTTCAGTAGCAGTAGCTGAAAGCATTGGAACAGCAGTTAGATCATCAATTAGTAGACGACCTTCATCAATTGTACCATCTGGAACACCTTGGAATGAAGTAAGATCTTTATCAAACACATTCGCACGTTCTACTAGGAAAGTAATCACGTTTGCATCAGCTACAGAAGCAGCCGCAGAAACACCAGCAGGGGCATTTTTGAAACCAGCAACAGCAACGTCTTGTGCAGTTAGTGAAGTACTTAGGATAACAGCACGTTGTTGAACAATGTCAATTACGCGTTTAACGTTAGTTTGAGCAGCATAAGCAGCGGTATAATCAGCAGCTAGAGTACCAACTACGAAATCAGTACCGTCAACACGAACAACGTTTTTGTCATTTAGGAATGCGACAATTACATCAGCATCTTCGGTATTAAGGAAGCGTTGAAGTTCTACGAAAGAACATACAGCACCAGTAACCTTAACAACAACATCAGATGCACCACCGATAGCGATTGAAACTAGGGCATTCTTTCCGTAGAAATAACCCAAAACACCACTTTCGGAGAAACCATTAATACGTTCTAACATATTATATTCCTCTTATTATAGTAGTACTGGTAGTGCAGCAAATACTTTAATTGCAACACCAGCAGCAGCAGCAGGAGTACCATCTTTCTTCTGGAATACACCAGCTTGTGCTAGATTTGCAGCAATCTCAGCAGCAGGATCTACAGTTAGAGCATAAGTAGAACCAGGTTTGTTTTCTTGTTTAGTGAAAACGTCTTGACGTTCAACAATGTAAGTAATACCGAAAGAATTAGTAGCAAGAGTACCAGCAGAACCGAAAGCGATAACGTTTCCACCGACTGTTCCGAATCCAGCAGCAGTAGGATTTACTGAAGTAGATAGGGCAGAAGTAGTTACTAGAACCGCACGTTGTGCAAGAGCTTGTGCGATGATGAACTGGTTCTTTTCAGCAGCAGATAGTGCTGTTTGAGCAGCGTTATTACCAAGTTCAGTACCATCGAATGCTACTGTTGATACACCGATTTCAACATCGGCTGGTAGAGAAACAACAACAGTAACGAAACCGTTATTACCACCCCAATATTCGCGACTATTAGCAGACATACCATAGTTACGATCAAAAGAATTAAGACTCATAAGAAATCTCCTTGTCTAATTTGGTGCAGGCTTTTGCCTGCTTAATGTTATTTATCATTTTCATTTCGTTGGTATTAATAACGAATAAAAAATGATGTAAAGTGTTTATATGCAATTATTTATTTGTTTTCTGAAACTATATCTAAAAATGTGGTATAATTAAGGAAAATATGGAAATGGAGTTCCAAATGACTAACAAAACCTACCTTTTGGTGGATACACAAAACTGTTTCCACCGTGCAATTAACGTGGCCTCACGTTCTTCCGACATATGGACTAAAGTTGGATTAGCATTGCACATCACCTTAAGCGGCTTGAAGAAAATGAATGATCAGTTCTCTGCTGACCATGTTGTTTTCTGTGCTGAAGGTCGGTCATGGCGTAAAGATTATGACCCTTATTATAAATTGAACCGCGTTGATAAAGCAGACTCAAGAACACAAGACGAAAAAGAAGAATCACAAATTATGTTTGAAATGATTAACGATTTCCTAGATTTCGTTGATAATAAAACTAACAGTACTCTTCTACGTTCATCTAAGTGTGAAGCAGATGACTATATTGCACGCTGGATTCAAACCCATCCAGAAGATAATCACATTATCCTAAGTACTGACACTGACTTCCAACAACTTCTTAACCATAACGTTAAACAATACAATCCTGTTCAGGAACAACTGTACACTATTAGTGGTATTTTTAATCTTAAAGGTGAGTTAGTAACTGATAAGAAAGGTAATGCACTAGCTATTCCAGATCCTGAATTCATTCTGTTTGAAAAATGTATCCGTGGAGATACCTCAGATAATGTTTTCAGTGCCTATCCCGGTGCACCAATGAAAAGTACTAAGAAACGTGTTGGAATCCGTGAAGCATATGATGATCGTATTGCTCAAGGTTATGCGTGGAATAGTTTCATGAATACTAACTGGACTCGTCACGATGGTGAAGAAGTAACTGTGCGTCAAATGTATGCACATAATAAGAAATTAGTAGATTTAACTCAACAACCAGAAGAAGTCATTGCAATTATGGATGAACAGATCTTTGGTCGGGGTAAAAAGTCTATTCCTATGGTTGGTGTACACTTTTTACGATTTGCTGCAAAGTATGAACTAGTCCATGTTCAAAACTCACCCGAATCATATGTTAAATTGTTTACAAGCAAGGATGAATAATGGCAATTCTTAAAGTACTAACTGAATATTCATTTATTGTTGAAACTAATACTGGTGAAAAGATGGGTATTCTAGTTAATTATGATGAAGGTACTACCGAACGTACAGGTTTAGAGTTCTTTACCAGTACTGGAGTATTGAAATTCAATACTATTTCAGAACTCGAAGAACTTCTTAATGAAAAATTCACATATGCAGAAATTGTAGTGACTGATTCGACCAATGCATCCAAAGCATTAGGTGACTATCCTATTAATGATACTGACACTATTATTGATATTTTATATGATGATCCATTGGGTATCGGTACTTTCAGGAAAAGTACACGCTCTAAAAAGCGTTTTTATCCTGGCTGGTGGTTGGTTCGTAGTGAAAATGGAACATATCTTCCTCGTTTAACTCTAAGTATCGATATTTACAACGAACGAAACAATACTGAAGCACTATATGGACCATTTAAGACTTATATGGACCTAACATATACACAAAAACAGATTTAATAGTACTGTGTACCGTCACTTGACGGTACTTTTTAAGGAAGATTATGAATTACGTATTAGAATATGAAATTTGTAGACAAACTATTTTCTATTTTATAGAAGAATATCTAGAAATATGTCTTAGAGAACATCAAATGAATGATATGAACCATATTATTAATATGGATCATTCAGACCATTACGAAATTATTACAAATCGTGGTGATGGAACTACAACAACAATTATGATAGCTGCATTATGGGCAGTTTTATTCAATAAAAATATTAATGTGGCATTTTGTGGAAAGTCATATAGTATCTTTAGATATAATTTGGATATTATTAATGAATTATTTGATAAATTCCAAGAAAGTCTACCAGAAGACCAAAGATTTATTACTCTTGAACAACGTACCTTAAGTACATTCACTTTCTCTAATAATTCTAAGATTTATTTTATTCAAGATGTAGAAAATGGATTACGTGGAAGGAATTTTGAATATATTTTTGTTGATAATTATGAAATACCTAAAAATCATGCATTTATGTATAACAGAGTTGTAACTGTTAGATCATCGTAACTAATTTTTACTTTTTTAATTGCTAAATAGTCTAGAAAACCCGCATGGGTAAACTAGAGGAATTTGGCAATGTCAGAAAAAAAATTACAAGAAGAACTTGATCAGGAATTATATGATTATCTGGATGATGAGGATTATCTAGATGAAGATGGTGATGAATATTCCGTTATCAAGAAACCTAAAACTAAAGTTGAATATACACAAAAAATGGCTGATGAATTGGAACGCTGTACAGTTGATCCATTATACTTCATTGAGAATTTTGTTTATATTCAAACTAATGGTGGTGAAGCATTATTCAAACCTTTTGAATATCAAAAGGAGATGATTAGAAACTTCATTGATCATCGAAATAACATCATGCTTACTGCACGTCAGATGGGTAAAACCACTGTTGTAGCCGCATATCTATTATGGTATGCAATGTTTAACCCAACTAAGACTATTCTGTTGATGGGTAACGTACAAGCAGCAGCACAAGAAATTATGGAACGTATTAAGTTCGCATATGAAATGTGTCCAGACCATATTCGTGATGGTGTTACAAAGTACAATGAATTAACAATTAAATTTGAAAACAAATCACGTATTATTGCTCGTGCAACAACACCACAGGCCGCTCGTGGTCTAACCGTAAACTTACTATATCTAGACGAATTTGCATTCGTACAAGAAAGTTATCAAGCAAACTTTTGGGCTGCTGTATCTCCGACATTAGCAGGTTCTAAAGGTAAGTGTATTATATCAAGTACACCGAACACTGAATATGACCAGTTTGCATCAATATGGTTTGAATCACAGAATCACACACGTGAAAATGATGATGGACAGGTTGTTCAATTAGACCCTAAAGGTCCAGGCATTAATGATTTTTGTGGAATTAAAGTTACGTGGGATAAACACCCTGACCGTAATCAATCATGGGCCGATGCTGAAGAATATAAATTAGGTTCTTCTCGTTTCCGTCGTGAGTATAACTGCGAATTCGTAACGTATCAAGAAACACTAATCAACAGTATTAAGTTATCTGAAATAAAGAACCGTTCAGTACGTGATCCTATTGCAAAAACTGATGATGTTCGTTGGTTTAAGGAAATTGAATATGGTTGCACTTATACTGTAGCATTAGATCCTTCTGGTGGTACTGGTGGTGATGACGCTGCTATTCAAGTATATGAACTACCGACATTAAGACAGGTTGCAGAATGGCGTAATAACAGTACTAGTATTCCTAATCAGATTAAGCTAATGCATAGAATATTAACTGAGATAGCTGCTAGAATGGAAGAACGTGGTGCTCGTAATATTGAGGATCATTTATTCTGGTCAGTTGAAAATAACACCATCGGTGAAGCAGCAGTACTTGAGATCCAAAATCTAGGTATTGAACGTTTCCCTGGTACTTTAATTAACGAACCTAAGAGAACCAGAACAGGGCGTATCCGTAAAGGATTCACTACCACCAAAGCAACTAAAAAGACTGCTTGTTTCCACTTACAGAAGCTTATGGAAACCTTCAGGATGGAAGTTGCCAGTACTGAATTACATCGCCAGCTTAACGACTTCATCAAATCCGGTATGGATGATGGTATCTATAAAGCTAAATTAGGTTGTAAGGATGACTTGGTGAGTGCAGCATTATTAATAGTGCGTATGATTGATATTATCGCCAAATTTGAAGATAGAACAGCTCAGGTTATTAATGAAACATTGGACAATGGTCAGCTTTATCAACCACTATCCATACTGGTATCCTATAACCGTTAATAAATATATCTATACAGATTTGAAGGAGAACGTCAATGAAACAAGGAGTTCTTTGTTCGGACATTTATAAAGTACTTGCAGCACCTTCATATGGTTATCAAATTACTATGTTTGATACCGAAGGTCAGGGAACAATCTCTCCATCAGAAGCTAAATGGTTTTATGTTATGCCAGTTAACTTCATGATTCAAGTACCTGATGTTGCCGAAACTACAATTAGACCAGAAGTTTATCTTTGGAAGTCTAGTGATGTTAAAGATGAACAAACAAAAGAAGTACTAGAACGTATTAAAAGTACGTCTAATCAGTACGGATACGGTTTTACAATTTATGATTTTGGGGCAGGTAACCTACCTAAGAAATTTTCTCATATTGCTATGCGTAATATGGAAGAAACAAAGATTCAAGAATCTTTGATGGAAGGTCTTACCGGTTCTGCAATGCGTTCCTATTATCAGCTACCACGTGCTAAAATGGTGGTAGTACATAGTATGAGAGTGCAAGAAGAAATTAGAGGTTCACGTACACGAAACGTTAAAGAAGTATTCGTTGAATGTAATGGTGAGCGTCGTCGAATGAGTACTAACAACTTATTTGCTGCTAAGGCAATGACTCATCACCTTAATGAAGGTGGACAGTGGGGAGATAAGTTCAGTTCTCATTTAGATTCATATTCTCAGGATTTAGAAGCATTAAAGCGTCTACTTTCTGATTTAGAAATTAGTGGCAAAGTCGTTCAGGCTAGCAAAGCTATGCAGTACATCAATTCAATTAAAGATTTTCTCAAACGTTCAAGTACTCCAAAAGGATATGCCGATAGTATGCGGAGCCTAAGTTTAGTACCACGTGTAGGAAATAAATATATCGATGATTATGCAAGCAAATTAAGCTCTATGTCCGATGATGCTAATAATAACAGATGCTTTGCCCGTCATCATCTAATCCAAGAGTGTTCTAAACTACCAGCATACTTAAATACTGCTCAAAGTAATATTACTGGTGATTACGAACCTAAAGATATTAGTGCAGCGGTGAAAAAAGTCTGTTTAGGATGTGTGCCAGTAGATGGTGATTTTATGATGGAACCGTCAGATGACGAAAATAAGGTATTGCTATTTGGAAATCAGATTGCAGGACTTATTCAAGATCCAATCGTAAAAGAAATCTTAGAAAACATTTGTCATAAGCCTTATATGCTACCCCAAGATGCAGAATTTATTATTGCATTGGGTAATTCGGTCTTAGGTCGGAATCGTGCTAAGAGAGAAGTACTGGTAGAGCCAGAAATTAAACAATTAGAAGAATGGGCTAAAGGGGGCAAATAAGCCCCCTCCGTTAAATAAATGAAACGTTATGCGTTTTTGTGGTATAATGTAAATAGATTTGAGGCAACTCAAATATAGTCAGCACAGACTTAAAAGCCATTTTGTTTTATTGTATGTTAGGTATTTTACCTGTGTATAGTAGAGAAAAATGAAACGCCACGAAATATTGTGGTATAATATGAAAGTCAACGGCATGAAGCTGGCGACAATAAGCAAATTAAACAAAGAAACAAAGAAGCAAATTGATAAGGAAATCAAAAATGGCATCATTAGCAGAAATTCGTGCATTACTAGCGGCTGAAGCGGCAAAAGCTGAAGCAGCAAAAAGCGGAACCTTTACCGGAAATGGTCAACCTGACGCATTTCTAGCGTTCTGGAACATTCCTGAAAACCAAGATCTAAATCTACGTTTTCTACCAGACGCAGATCAGAATAACACTTACTTCTGGCGTGAGCGTGAGATGATTAATCTTACTTTCAACGGCGTGAAAGGTGTACACACTGATAAAGTACGTCTACAAGTTCCATGCAACGAAATGTGGGTTCCAAACTCTTGTCCTATTCTTACCGAGATTCGTCAGTGGTATAAAGTGGCTAAAGAGACAGGTAACGAAGATCTATCTAAACAAGCATCACAGTACTGGAAAAAGAAAACTTATCTATTCCAATGCATGATTGCACCAGGCTCAGTTGAAGTTAAAGACGACAACGCACCTGAAAACCCAATTCGCCGTGTTCTAGTGAACAAAGATTTGTTCGAAAAAATCAAATCTATCATTTTGAATCCAGATGTGGCAGAACTACCAACTGATTATCAGCATGGACGTGATTTCCGTGTAATCAAGACTAAAAATGGTGGTGGTTTCAATACCTATGACTCATCTCAGTTCAAATTCTCCGAGCGTCCACTAAACGGTGATGAACTAGCAGCGATTGAACAATATGGTCTATTCACTCTAAGTGAATTCATGCCAAAACAACCAACTCCAGAAGAATTGAATGCGATTCGTGAGATGTTCGAAGCATCTTGTAACGGTGAAGCATACGATCCTGCACGTTGGGCTGAGTTCTATCGTCCAGCAGGCGTTCAAAAACCAGCAACTGGTTCAAGCACTACCGCTCCAACTACTCCAGCAGCACAAACTGCTTCAGTTCCATCTACTCCAGTAGTAGCTGAAACTAAACCAGCCGCTGTTGAATCTGCTCCTGTAGAACCTGTTAAAGCAGCAACTCCAGCAGCTACCACCGCTAAACTATCTCCAGCCGAGCTAGTTGCTAAGCTAAAAGCTAAAGGCGGCTAATAAGTAGTAAGTAAAAAATTAAGGCCAAGGATTGGCCTTAATCATTTCATGGAGAGAAAAATATGAAGAATTTTTCAGCAGGTCTTGCAAGCATTATTAAAAACAGTACCGCCTCAGTTAAAAAGAACTCTGGTGTAAGTATTGGATTCCACGATCCTGATACTTGGGTTAGTACTGGTAACTTCGCACTTAATTACCGTATTAGTGGCGATTTTAAAAAGGGTATTCCACTTGGCAAAGTAACAATGTTTGCTGGTGAATCCGGTTCCGGTAAATCATTCATCGTATCTGGTAATATTGCTCGTGAAGCACAGAAACAAGGCATTTTTGTAGTTATAATCGACTCTGAGAACGCATTGGATTCAGAATGGCTTCAGGCACTTGGTGTAGATACCTCACCTGAAAAACTACTTAAAATGAACATGGGTATGATTGGCGACGTTGCTAAATTCACTTATGAATTCATTGAAGGTTATCGTAAAGAATACGAAGATGTACCACGTGATGAACGTCAAAAAGTTCTATTCATTATTGATAGTATCGGTATGTTGAATACTGAAATTGCTAACGATCAAATGAAAGCGGGTAATCTAAAAGGTGACATGGGTCATAAACCTAAGCAGTTAAAAGCATTCATCACTAACTGTGTAAACAGTATTGGTGCATTGAATATGGGAATGGTATGTGTAAACCACTCATATGAAAGCCAAGATATGTTCAGTCCTGATCCTAAAATCAGTGGTGGTTCTGGTTTAGTATACGCTTCCTCAATCGTTGTTGCGATGGGTAAACTAAAACTAAAAGAAGATGAAGATGGTAATAAAACTTCTGATGTAAGTGGTATTCGTTCTAAATGTAAAGTCATGAAAACACGTTACAACAAACCATTTGAAGATGTGGAAATCAAAATTCCTTGGGATAAAGGTATGAATCCTCGCAGTGGTCTTCTTGACATGTTTGAGAAGTACGGCCTAATTGAGAAATCAGGAAACCGTCTATCATATGTTGATATTGATACTGGTGAGCAAATTCTACTATATCGTAAGGGTTGGATGAATAATGAATCTGATTGTCTAGATTTAGTAATGGAACAATTCGTTCGTCATCCATTAATCTCGCATGTCCCTGAAGAAGAAAAGGGTGATGAAGATTTCGGTCTTGATATTGAAACACCAGACGAAGAACTAACCGGAGAATAATAATGGCTAAGGCATGGCACTGGATTATCAAAGATGATAAATCCAAAATACTTGACATGGTTGAATTCTTCGAAGAAGAACTTGAAGAAGCTCGCCGCGAGATTAAACAAATAGGTTTAATTGAACAAATTGCTCAAAAGTTGCCTGCATACCATGAATTACGCTTCAGCCAATTTCAACAAGTAGAGGCAGTACTCGAAATTCTAGAAATAGAAATGAGACAACTCGAATCTGAAAAGTTTAAAACATTCTTAGAGCACTACAAACGTGCTCTTTCAAGTGCAGACTGTAAGAAATATGTTGATGGCGATCCTGATGTTGTGGCGTTATCGCAATTGATAGCTGATGTGTCATATATTCGGAATCAATTAGCAGGCGTAGTAAAATCGTTAGAGATGAAAGCATTCCAGTTGAACAATATTGTTCGATTGAGAACAGCAGGCATCGAAGACGCAAGATTAGATTAATTTTTAAGGACGCTTATTGCGTCCTTTTTGTTTTTTAGGACAAAATAATACAATGCTAGAAGACTTTTTTAACAATATTATAGTACTTGACACTGAAACTACTGGTGTAGATGATGTATCTGAAATTATTGAATTCAGTGCGTCATTTCCTAATAGTTCAAATGATTCGTTTGAGGATATGGTCAATTACACCGAACGTTTTAAACCAGTAAATGGTATTCCTGCCGACGCATCTGCTATTCATTTCATTACTGAAGAAGATTTAGTTGGACATGAAACTTATGCTGATGGACATAATGAGTTTTATCCATTCTTTGAACTAAAACAGTACTTTGTAGGACACAATGTGCAGTTTGATCGTAGAATGCTACTCAAAAACAGCGAACGTGTTGATACAACGGAATTTTCACCGTTTATTGATGATAGTCGTTGGATTTGTACACTAAAACTTGCAAAGAAATTATTTGCTGAAGATCCTGAGTTTAAAAACCTAACATTAAGCTTCTTATGGTTCAAATTAGGATTGCATACAACATGTACTCGTAAAATTGTACCACACAGTGCCGAAGATGATGTATACATGACATATAAGGTGCTTGTACACTTAGTAAATATAGCGATTGAACGTGGTTTAATTGATACCAATATGGAAATTGGTCCACAAGTAGTTGCATTAGCAAATACTCCAATCCTATACAGTGTAATGACTATCGGTAAGCACAAAGGAATGTTGATGGAAGAAGTACCTCAGAATTATCTAACTTGGATGATTATGAATATGGATGTACTAAATCCTGATATGCCAAACTTTGATGCAGATCTAGCGTATACAGTAGAAACTGAAATTACACGCAGAATGGAAGACGGTTCGATTATATTGGATGAACAACCGCACTAAGAAATAAAATAAGGACTCAAGGATGAGTGGAACTTGTAAGTTAATTCTTCAGGATGAAGTTAACTGTAAATTTGAGGGGCTTGCCCCTAATATTCGTCAAGAAATGATTCGTAAGGTTTCATTCACACTACCATATGCAAAATTTACCCCAGCGGGAAGAATGGGCCGCTGGGATGGTAAAGTGAACTTTATGAACATCGGTGGTGCTACTAGCTATCATATGTTAGAGCAATTACTACCGATTCTTGAAAAGCATAACATAATGATCGATATCGAAGATCAACGTATTCAACATAACTTTGAGTTTGAAGAAATTGATGAGAACATATTCGATTATGTAGAATTCCCTGCTGGTCACCACATGGAAGGTGAAAAAATTATCCTTCGTGAACATCAGGTAAATGCGGTAAATGCTTGTCTAAGCAATCCACATGGATTGCTATTAGCAAGTACTAGTTCTGGTAAAACACTAATTACTGCTGCTATGTCTAAAAGTGTTGAGAAGTACGGAAGAAGTATTATCATCGTACCTAACAAAGATCTTGTTCAGCAGACATATAATGACTATGAAATGTGTGGTCTTGATGCTGGTGTGTTCTATGGTGATAAAAAAGAACTTAATCACCAACATACTATTACTACATGGCAGTCACTTAACTCCCTATGGAAGAAAACCAAAAAGGGTGAACTAGAACTAACTGAACAGGATGTTAATGACTTTATCAGTGGAGTTATTGCAGTTATTGTAGATGAAGCACATACCAGTGCAGCAGAAGCACTACATGCAGTACTTGGACAGGTCATGTGTAATATTCCGTTACGCTGGGGTTTAACTGGTACTATTCCAAAAGATCCAGTACTAGCAGCTAAGATTAAGTGTAATGTTGGTGACATAATTTATACAATCTCAGCAAAAGAACTTCAAGATAAAAAGATTCTTAGTACATGTAATGTTAACTGTATTAAGATGCAAAGTAAGATGAAGTTTTCTAACTATCAGGAAGAATTAAAGTACCTAGTTACTGATAGAGCAAGAATGCAGTATATTGCTACATTCATAGCTGCTATTGCAGAAACTGGTAACACATTAGTACTAGTAGATAGATTGGAAGCTGGGGAACTACTATGTGAATTCTTAGGAATTCCAGTTACCGAGTTTGTAAGGGGTAAGACAAAGAAGAAAGATCGTGAAGCTTCATATGGTGAAATTCGTTGGGCTGATAACAAAATACTTATTGCTACCTATGGTGTTGCAAGTACTGGTATTAGTATCAGTCGTTTATATAATGTAGTACTCATTGAACCCGGTAAGAGTTTTGTAAGGACTATTCAGAGTATTGGACGTGGATTACGCCGTGCAGAAGATAAAGATCACGTAGAGATTTTTGATATTTCAGGTTCTAATAAGTACAGTGCTAAGCACCAACGAGAACGTATTGCATATTACAATGAAGTACAATACCCATATGAACAAACTATCGTTTCTGATTGGGAAAATATGGAATGAAAATAAAATTTGTGATATAATATAGGCATATGGAACAAAAGGAATTTTGAAATGGAACTTCGATCTAGTCTTGCCTTTATTGGCGATTCTGAAATTTTGGAGATTATTGATACCCTAATAACAGAGGAATCATTAATCGATGATATGGTGTTTTCGGTTGATTACATACCGGATCTAGAAACAGATGACACCTATGTGTACCGCTGCCAAGCGGATGATGATTCGTGGGTTAATATCTACGACATTAAAACACGACTTGATGCTAAATTCGACAAAGAACACAAATATGACATTATCTATGCCAGTACTGATGCTAAATCCTACATTGATGTGATTAGCGTATCTGGTAATTTTGATGTGTATCTTGATACTGACGTCGATAAAATTCAGGAATTATGTGAAACTTATGGATTGGAGTTCTACGGCTGTACTGATGATGACGAAGATTATTATCAGGACGATGAAGACGAAGACAACAATTATTATTAAGGATTTACATGAATATTTTAACACCTGAAAACTACTCTTTTGAAATGGATTTGGTTTCAGATACCATTCCAGAAGAAATGTATTGTGTACTTGATTTAAGCTCAGTAGAAGATGCTGATTATTATTTCAAACACATTCACAATACAGTTTCTTTTAACAGTATTAGTGCTGATTTACAAATCGGCAATCACGTTGTACAAGTACCGTTAGGTTGGCAGATTTTGCTAGGCGATGAAGATACTGGTATGATGGAAATGTGTACCATTGAGAATATCTTAAACATGAAAGATCCTCGTGCGTTTGTTTATAACCCAATTCGCTCGATGTATCCACGTTATGAGACAGTAAAAGTACTTCGTGTCTTTACACTAACTACTAAATGGCAAATTCCAATGCTACCAAAGAAAAATTTACTTGCAGTACCGTTGTTTAATGGTAAAAATCCACCATGCGTGTACTTTGCAGATGAAAATGAAAAAATCCAAGATTTATTTTTAGGAATTGGTGAATAATGTTCGATTTTAGCGGTTTGCCAACAACTTCAGAGGATGAAGATTCAGTTACTGGTTCAAATACCAAATTAGACATGAATCTTTTACTTGAAAAGATTGATATGGCCGATTATGGTTATTTTGATACACTAAGCGAAAAAGAAAAGAAGCATTTCCAACCGTATATTGTTTTACGTTGGGTAAGTTCTCTAGACGACTCTGTTCAAGTGACTTATAATGCAAAGAAAGTTGAAACTGTCTTTGGAAAATGGTCAGCCGGTGGCAAAGATGCTCTTAATGAACTAAAAGATGAATTTAACAGTACTGATGCTGGAATTTGTATCAGTGCTGCTAAGTATGAACATGCTAAGTATGATTGGCGTATTAAGTTTGCAGTTCAGGATAAATCCTCTGCTGACGCATTAATCAGTACTATGCAAGAATTTGGAATTGGTGGTAGTGAAATTATATCTCTAATTGATAGCACTACTATTAAGTATCACTTAATTCTACTTAATGATATGGTTAATCAAGATTTTTGGGAAATGAAGAATCACCCTGAATTAGTTTACCAATTGATGTGTTCTGTATCAGAAATGATTGGACCGCAAAAGCGTGCTCATAACTGGTTACCACATTGTAAAGGTTTAAAAAACGTTGATAAGAATCTTTTTGAGATTATCAAACGTACACAATCTGAATATACTGCTGCACAATTAAGTGAAGCTGAATATAAAATTTTGTTAGCAGGATACACCAAAGAAACCTTTAGCGAACTGCTTCAGGATCTTGGTTCATCTGAACAAGAGATTAAATCTCTTCTAAAACTATTCAAAGCAGAAAGTGAAAAGTATGGCAAAAAGTAATAAAGGGGCTGCTAAAGCCCCTACTTATGAATGTAGATTTTGTGGAAAGTCATATAAACGAGAAGACACAGTACTGACTCATGCATGTATCAAGCGTGACAGGTATAATGATCGTGAATCACGTTTAATGCGTGAAGCATATCGTTTGTATATGCTTTTTATGGAAGCCCATAAATTCCAGATGAAAAAGAATGAAGAACCTTTGATGCAGTTTATCAAATCACGATACTTCAATGATTTCTATGAGTTCGCTCAATATATTTTGACTAACGATATTCTAAATAAGGAACAATTCATCGAACATGTTTTAACTGGTGGGATGACCGTTTACGAATGGCGTTCACATAAAACATATGAAGAATGGGTTATTAAATGTATTCGCAATGAACATCCACGCCGTGGAATTGAACGCTCAATTAATGCTTTAGTTGAGTGGGGGGTTGCTACAGATAATGACTGGACGAGTTTCTTTGACAATGTAAGTACCGAACGTGCAATTCTATGGTTCGAGACAGGTAAACTATCACCCTGGCTCATATATATTGCATCTCCAGAAAGTGGTAATAAACTACTTAATCGATTTTCAGATTCTGAACTTGATTATCTTGCTAGATTTATCGATCCTACATATTTCAAGATTCTTCAAATTCGATACAGCGATGAAGTGGTAGATATAAGAAAACTACTTGTAGAGGCAGGTTTATGAGCAAAGGAATGTATTCATCTAAACCAGATGAAAGTTTTGATAAGAAAAGTGAAGTACTAAAAGAACAAGCACAGTCTAAGTTAGATATTCTTCAGCGTGGTTCAGTAACAGAGATTACATTAGGGAATCGTAAGTTCCAAATTTCGGACCCTGCTAAACTAGAACGTGTTGCTATGATCCTTAAAGGGCATGAAGATATGTTAAGTACTATGCGGAATAGAATTAAAGAACAACATAACGCTATCTCAGTACTGATTAGTGAAGTTCAGACATTAAAGAATGAAGTTCAGAGATTGAAGGAAATTACTAATGGATATGGATCACAAGAATACTCAGGTTATTAATTATCGTAAAGCAAGAACAGATATTGATATTGATTTCAAAGATGGAAAGTCTGTGATTGAGCAACTACCTTGTACTAGAAGTGTTGAGAGAATTACGGAAGATGGGTTATTCCCGCATAATAGTGGCGTGCATTTTGATAATATACCAGTAGATCCTATTAGTGGATTGGCTAGTATTCAATACAAAGAAGCCGAAAGATTAGGATACCAAAAAGTTGATATTCTTTCTCAGTCGGCTTACGAACATGTGCGTGATAGGGATCACCTGAAGGAATTAATGAACAAAGAGCCGGATTGGGATCTATTATTAGTGCCAGAATTCGTAGAAGAATTATCACAGATTAAGAAGCATATAACTTTACTTAATATATGGCGTCCACGTAGCATTGATGAACTTGCAATGTTTATTGCAATGATCCGTCCTGGGAAACGTCAGTGTCAGAGTATGAATAGTTGGGATGAAGTGCGTGCTGTGATTTGGGATTATGATAGTATTGGGCTTGACGCAGAAGGTAAAAAGTTAAGGTACTTTAAAAAGCCTCATGCTTATGCATATAGTTTGATGATTGTTGTACAGTTAAACGCTCTAGTAGAATTTATTATTTCTTCTTCTTGAGTGCAACATTGCGGCGTTTGATTCGTTTTGTCGGTAGATCACTTAATGATATTACTGGACCTGAGTGTACTTTAACTTGGTCAGTATTAAATCGTTTAGTATAAGGTTCAAATTTTTCCATTTCTTCTTGCATAAACAAGCAAATAGGAATTGTTCGATTACTTTGCCACCACCAGTTATTCGCTAATAGTAACAGTTCTTCTTGATTGGATTCATCCATTTCAGAAAAGCAATACAAAGTCATATATTGTTTACTCTTAATCTTAATGATTCCGTAGTAGATTACCTCGTCGTGCTCTATGACCGTCACGAACGGATAAGTTTTGTGTTCATTCATAGGACTTCCATAAATATTGTTATTGATAATATATATTATTTATAGAGGTTACACATGGCACATCACGGCGTTTACATGTATCCTTATAACAATGAAGTATCTCTAGGCAATTTCAATATGCCATTCAATAATGAGAAACTTACAATTTATAAAGGTGCAAACAATCCATTAAGCTTTACCATACATAATGCTGATGGAAAATATACATTGATTAGTGATAATCAATATCTAGTCTTCAATATATATGATGCACGAAGCGATACACGTATCTTTGAAACGGTACTTGAGAAAGTTCTACCATCATGGGTATCAGAAGCTGGACAAGCAAGACCTACAATTAATAACAAACAAAAAGTGTATTATGGGTGTTTAGTACCGGCAGGTGTTATACAAGACCTAAGCGTAGGATCTAAATATCGTTGGAGTATTACTAAAGTAACAATGGACGGAAGTCTTATTGAACCTACTGAATACTTATATACGGGATTAGGATTTGAGGCAAGTTCTGAATTAATTATCAGTAATCTTGCAGCACCTACATTTACACCAAGTCAAGAAATTAGTGCAACCCATAATCCATCATGGTTGCCAATCAAAGATAAAGAACAAAAACCTATTTCTAATGGTGTTGTTGGAGACTTTGATGTTCTTCATAGTTCTGCTATCAGAGCGGCTGCACAATATGGACTTGTTGATGGATTAAGTACTGTTGCTTATTATTTCCGTAATTTCATTGGACGCGTTCAATTACAGGGTTGTTTATTAAATGAAACTCCTAAAGACGCAGAAGATTATAAATGGTTCATTATTAAATTAGACGGTAAAGATTACATCGAGAATGATTTTGATGTTAATGGTATTCCAATTCCTTTAGATGGAATTCAGGCATTCAATTTCCGTGGACAGTTGATGTGGCTTAGAGTTGTTTCTCTTATTCCACCAATTGTTCAAAATTTCCCTCCTAATATCGTAAAGAAAGACTACAATCCTTTAAGTACGATTCCTAAGATTTTGATCCGTAGATAAATGAAATAGATTTAAGATTTATGGTATAATAATCAAAGTACTGACACAGACATAGGATATGAATGATGAATCAGATACAAGATATTATATCATCAATTATGCATGATCCGGCACCAATAATGGACCGCTGGAATCAACACAATTGCCCTGCTTGTGTGTACAGAGGGCAATCAAGACCAGATACCAAGGGTCGCGGAAACCATATGTTTAGAAACGATGGTTCCGTTACCTATAACTGTTTTAACTGCCACTTAAAAACTGGATGGTCGCCTGGAAGATATTTAAGTCGTGATATGGAAACGCTTCTTAATTCTTATGGTGCAAACGATAAACAACTCGCTGCAATTAAGTTAATTGCAAAAGAGATGGTTGAAAGTGGAGACTATGAAGTACAGGATACTGCTGCGTCTAAGTTATATCAGAAAATCGTACAGAGAGAGATGCCAAGCGATGCAAAGCCTTTTTTAGAATGGGTGAATATGGAAAACATACCGCCAGATTTTATTAAAGTTGTAAATGCAGTAAATGAGCGTAATCCCTATCTGTTGGACTTAGATTTGTACTGGAGTCCGTCTAAAGAATTTTATATGTTTCAGAGATTCATAATTCCGTACTATATGAATGGAAACATTATCGGTTATACCGCTCGTCATATTGATAAAGATAGTCAGTACAGATATCGTAATCAAGTTAGCACGAGCATTTTTTATAACTTCGATTTACTAAATGATGACAGAATACAAACTATTCTTGTCGGAGAAGGACCAATTGACGCAGCATTAATGGGCGGCATGGCTTCTAATAACTACTTCATGAGTTCTGCACAATTAGAATTGTTGCATAAAGCCTCTGAACGTGGAAAAAATATAGTTATTGTTCCAGATCGTGATAAGGATGGTTTAGTCACAATAGAACAAGCTATAGAAAACGGATTCAGTGTAGCAATGCCTGATTTCGGAACAGTTCGTGATGAAAATGGAATTCGTCACATAAAGGATTTTGATGAGGCATGTGCAAAGTACGGAAGGTTGTTTTGTTTACAACTTCTACATAAAAGCATATTCACTGACAGATTCGACATAAGAGTACAAACAGACAAATGGATTTGAGGTTTTAATGGCAACTAACACGGACGTAAGAAAATACGACATTCAATATCAACTATATCTTCTATCACAGATTTTTAGTACACCGGATCTATATGTTCGGTGCAAGAATGTCCTAAAGCCTGAATACTTTGATAAGGAATTCGCACCAAGTATTCAATATGTACATGATTATTCAACAAAGTACAACGTGGCTCCTACGCTTAATGACATTAAACATAACGCTGATGGTGTTTATACTGAAACTCCAGTACAGGAATTAAATCAACAAGCAGTACTTGATAGTGTTGGTGAATTTTGTCGTCATAAAGCACTTGCTTTAGCAATTCAGCAAGGAATGGAACTCGTTAACCAAAAGCGTTACGGTGGAATCGAAGAACTTATTCGTGAAGCTATGCTTGTAACAGTCCAAAATGATTTAGGTTTGGACATTTATGAAAATCCAGAAGAAGTAATTAGCTCTCTAGCTGATATGCAAGGTAGTTTCAAATCTGGCTGGGAAACATTGGACTATAAATTGTTCGGTGGTTTTGGTCGTCAGGAGTTAGAAATCTTCGCTGCTGCATCAGGTGGTGGTAAATCAGTAGTACTACAAAACTTAGCAGTAAACTTCAGTAAAGCTGGTCTTAATGGTGCCTATATCTCACTAGAACTTGCTAAAGAACTAGTAGCAGTACGTATCTACGGTATGATGGTTGATACTGCTCAGGGTCGTGTTAAGGTTGATATTAGCGAAACTGCTGCAAAAGTTAAAATTGAAGAAAAAACAAACGGTAAGCTACGTATTCACCGTTTACCAGAATCAGTCAGTACCGTTAATGACATTGAAAGTTATATTCGTGAACTACAGATTAAAACTGGTGTAAAACTTGATTATGTTTGTGTCGATTACCTTGATCTATTAACTTCTGACCGTTGTGGACCCAATGATAAATCAAATGCGTTTGTAAAAGATAAGTTTGTATCTGAAGAATTACGTGCTCTTGCTATGAAAATGGATTTAACCGTCTTTACAGCATGTCAGTTCAACCGTTCTGGTGTTAGCGGTGAAGATGTTAAGAGCCAAGCACAGATCGCAGGTGGTATTTCCAAAATCTATACCGCAGATAACGTAATTTACATCGATGCACGTAAAGAACGTGGTGAAATGGTATTTGACTTCCAGAAAACACGTAACAGCTCCGCAGTAGGTTCTAAACTTGTAATGTCTTATGATATTGATTCATTGCGAGTACTAGATCATCCACAGACTATTCAAGAAATGGAAATTAACTCCAAATTCAAACATAGTGGTAAAGGTCGTGTTGGTAAAGGTGGCGTAATGGCAACTCCTACACTACCAGGACAATCTGCATTGGGTGCATTATCAAATAAGCTTACCCAAGTAACCAAAAAACCGGTTACTCAAAATTTGACCAGTACTGATTCGACAGACATAAATACACCAAAGGCTCAAGACAAGGTTTCCAGTATGCGAAACTTTTTGAATGGTAGGACGTAATTATGTCAAAAAACAAGCACAATCTTTTAGATAGTATAATGAACTATACTAACGATAAAGATAAGTTACAGAGCATTGGTAATCGTGCAGATCATGCAATAAATTCGATTATTAATCTTCTTGACAGTATTGAAGAAGAATTTGATGAAGAAGATGCTGAGGATTTAACCCGGCGTCTTTATTTGAGTATTAAGAACCGGGACTATCGTAAATTCGAAAAGGGTCTTGAAAACATAGCCCTAACAGATAAACGTAAGAACAAAGGTAATTAATATGAAAAATAAAAAGATTGATGAAAATGCATCAGCCGGTGCAACGAGTGCTGGTGGTATTGCGTCTGTTAGTTCTGGATTACATTTTCCATTAGTAACACGTTTACCTAAATCTAATTTTTTTGGATATAAAGAATACAAGCAAACATCTAAGAAAAAGGACTAACATGATTTCCTATACATTTTATACGATCAACACAGTAGTTGATATTGGTGATGGACTAACACCTCCTATCGTGGATGGTACGTTTACTGGTGCAATGAATCTGTCTAGACTAATTGAATGTGTTATGGAATTCGATAGACCAATGATGGTAAGTGTTGTTCGAACTGAGGTTGACTTAAGTAAGAATAACAATTCATCATTTTACAATCTTCCGTCAGTGTGGGGAGAATGTGTTGTTAGTACTTTTAAATTTGCACTGCCAATGAATGTTGATATTAAAGTTATGGGTGTTCCATTAGTTCTTCCTACCGAAGTTAATGGAACTAGACTAACTAAATTTAATAATACGACAACCGAGCGAAATATCAGCATCACAAAGCAGACCTTTTCCCGTACATGATAAATATCATCATGTACAGAAAAGGTTTTTCTTTTTGGAGATAATATGGATATACAACAAACTGCACAGGAATTGCAAAAATTTGCTGATGCAAACGGTTTACAGATGGATGTAAACCAGGCACTAAATTCTATGGATGCTGGTGATTTCGTCGAAATCAATCAAGCAATGGATAACTCTGATAACCGAGCTATTATGCAAGTACTTCAAAAGTACAAAGCACGTATGAGTGAGAGTTATAAGTTATTCACAAATACTAAGATTAATGAATCTGCTGAAGTAAGTTCTTTGAATAAACTATCAGTAAATGAATTAGAACGTTTCTTCAAGCAGCATTGTACTTTTGCATTGCGTGAAAATTCTCATCTAACATTAGCTGAAATTAAAACTTTAGTTTTTGATGAACTTAATGAAGATTTAGCAAGTACTTTATCTGCTAATCAGATTAATCAAAAGAATACTAATACCCAACAAACACAAATCAATCCACAAACTGCTGCTAAGTTAAAACAAACTCAACTACAGCAAAATGCCAATAATCAGAACTTTAAAGTTACTGTACCTGGTAATTCTACAGGTTCAACTGATATTGAGCCAGTTGTTGGTGTGGACGTTGGTCCTACTACTGACCAAACCTTAGTAGTAACTAAAGATCCTAATCAAGCAAATCAACTAAGTGTTTTTGGTTTAGATGATGTTCAGCCTGTTCAAGAAGCTGAATACGAAGAAAATGATTCTGAAGATGTTATGGCACCACCTGATGTTGCACATGTTGAACAAACAAGTTCACCACTAACTCATGAACAACCAAGTATGGGACAACTGGCACAGGCTATTGGTGATATTGAAGGTGAAGAGAATACCTCTGGTGAAGAATCAGTTGAAGGTAACGAAGGTATGCATAATGCTGATGAAGTACTTTCACAAATCATCGACTTCTGTTCACGTATGAGAGGTCGTTAATGAGATCAGTAGATACAAAAAATGGTTATTCTATTATTGTATCTAATGAAGAATACCGTTTGTTAAAAAAGATTGATGCAAATATTCGAGTTGATGTTGAATCTTTAGGAGAGTATTACCAGGAGTTGGGTTATAAACTCGTATCTCGTGGAGTATTAAATATAGATGAAGATGGCGACACTGAATATTTTGTATCAATTAAAAGGAGTAAGCAATGAGTGACGATTATGGCGAATATGAACAACGTAAACAGGGTGTAGATCTTATGTCTGATATCATGTCTGCATTTGATGATATCGAGGAAGGTCGTGCCGTACCTAAAACTACAAGATTAGCTGACGGAAGTACTTTCGTTAATGATTTTGCACAGGTTAATCTTGCTGAAACAAAAAACCTTTTACATTCACTAAATGATTTAACTGGTGAATATGGTAATCTTCATCAAGAAGATGCACAATTTTATGATCAAGGTGGCTTTATGGATGAGTCCACCGACCTAGACAGTATATATGGTAGATATATACCAGACGAAGGAGAGGAATATATTGAATCTCCAATTCAAGTAAGAATGCGTCAGGTCAATCCACAAACTACCAACACTCCAGTACAGCCTACACAAAGGCCATATCAACCGGGTTTACACTGGTCGATTATTGAAGAATCTGTACTTGGAATGAAAAATGCAAAAACGTATAGTGTTAAATGTAATGCAACGAATCAGATCATTCTTGATAATATCATGATGTATGAATCTGCAATTGCACTTCGTAATCTTTTGAACGCTGGAAAAACATTAACTGATCCTAAAGTTCTAGGTATTATCAGTTCAGGTATTCAATATACCAAAGTTGTTAAAGAAGCAATTGAAGCTGCTAAACAACGTCAGAATGTACTTAAAGAATCACGGTACGATAAGGCACAAGAATTGGATGGAGTTATTGCTGAACATAAAAGGAAAGCAAGCGACTTACGTACAAAAGTATTGAACTTCTTAGAAGAAGAAGGTTTCATAACTAAATAAGGATATAAATTTCATTTATAAGGAAATAGTAAATGTCAAAGAAATTTCAAAAAATGATGGAATCCGGTAGTCGTGTTGAAGCTCTAAATTTTGTTCATCTAAATGAATCAAATATTGAGAAAGCTGAAATCGTACTAGCCGTTAAGGGTGAAATCGTAGATAAACTACAACGTCAAGCTGAAGTTATTAACAACATGGGTGTTGACGTACTTGGTCCACTATTGGACCGTATTAAAGCTGAACATGGTTTGGATGCAGCAGAAAGCTTCCGTAATAACATCAGTGGTCTATTAGACCATGCAGTAAAAACTATTATGGATGTTAAAGATAAGATCAGTACTGAAACTCTAAAACTAACTGGTGATATTACAAGTTCTCCAGCAGTTTCTGATTTGGGTTCTGACGAAAGTTCATTCGATGATGTTAATATCGATGTTGATGGTGATGATTTTGATTTTGAATCAGATGCGGATCTAACAGATGATGCTGAAGCACTTCCTGAACCAACTCCAATTGACCGTGCGATGAAAGAATCAGCTAAGTCTAAACGTATTGGTATCCAACTAGAAAGCGTTAAAGGTTCTGTTGGTAACAAGTACTTTAGCTCTAAAGCTGAAATGAATCAATGGTTATCAGAGAACGAAAGTAAAATTGCTAAGGTTCTAAAGATCCTAAAATAACCGGAGGTACATATGAGGTTCAGTCAAATAACCGAAGATGCACCAGGTAAAGATATACGTAATATGATTAGTACTATAGCACTATCCTTAATTGCCACTGGCAGAGAACAGGTTAGTGTTCAATCTTTGGTTAATGAAATCAAAAAGAGAACTAATATCGATGTTCCGTATAATGTAATTATGGACATTTTAAACACACTTCCTTTTGTTCAGGATGCAAATTCTGACATAGTAACTTTACAAGGTACTGACACTACTCCAAGTGGTGATAATGCAGAATCTTCAGAAGAACAAGTAAGTGATATGGCAACAAAAGCAGCAGCAAGTAATTTAAAACAAAGATAATTGAAACAAACGAAAAACATGTGCTATAATATAGGAGTACAGGATGTACATTCCACCTATTATCAATAAGTACACGTATGTCGGTTATGAACGAATTGAAGGCGGCCCCGATGGTCGCCTTTATTCTACCCCAAGTGGAAACCTACCATCCGTGACTACAATACTAAGTGCCACCTCTGATGATGAAGGATTGAAGAAGTGGAGAGCAAGAGTCGGTGAAGCCGCCGCAAAAGAAATAACATTAGAAGCAACCACAGTCGGAACCTTCATGCATGAGAATTTGGAACGCAGATTAGTTGGCGATCCTGATCATCATGGTGGAATGCCAATACGAGTACTTGCCCGAAACATGGCAGATTGTATTCAGATGAATGCATGGCCTGCTATCAATGAGATTTGGGGCCAGGAAGTTCCGTTGTTTTATAATGGTCTTTGGGCTGGAACGACAGACTTAGTAGGAATGCACAACGGTATCCCTTCTATAATGGATTATAAAAATTCACGAAAACCTAAGACGTGGGAATATATTGAAAACTATCGTCTTCAGTTAGCCGCTTATGCCTTGGCACACAATCAACAACACGGAACTGATATTCAACGTGGTGTTATTTTTATTTGTGTTCGAGCAGATCCTGAAAATCTTGTCTATCAAGAATTTATTATAGAAGGTGAAGACTTCGAAGAAGCTAAACGTATGTGGATTGAAAGAGTAGAGCAATATTATACTCAGCGTGGAGAAATGTAAAAATGGGAACTAGAGCAATGAAACAAGATTTATTCGCAATTAAAGCAGTACAAGCAAAAGGCTATGATATTCAGGAACTGATTAAATTATCAGAAGCTGACCTTGACGCACTACCGCTTCCAGTAAAACTAATTTCAGCAGTGAAAGATTATAAAGTTCGTGGTGGAAAAACAGCAGAACAAATTGCTGAAGAAATCGCTGATATTATGATTCAAGATGAACCAGTAGTTGATGAAACTACTTCAGTAAATGAAACCATTGAAAATTATAAAACTAATACTGTTGAACAACAACAAGATTTAGAAGAAATTAAAAATTCAGTTGTTATTGCTGATGATGAAGTTGAAATCGTTCGCACCGAAAGTGCACAAGAAGATGTTGATGTAATTAACACCGCACTTCAAGAAAAAGAATTTAAATCTTTTGCACCATATCTAAAACACCTTAAGAGTGCTGTACCAGCACCAATTCTTACTGCTGTAGATGGAGCTAAAGTAAATGAGCTAATTGACATTCGTATTGCTGAAGTTAAAGCGAAAGACGAAAGTACTAAATAATTCTATACTTTAATAGGAGATTTTAGTTATGGCTCAAAAAGAAATTGCATTGATGCAAGTTCGAATGGGTAAACAGCGTGACCTGCCTCTAGCACTAGAGAAAGGTCAGGTAGGATTCAGTACTGATGTTGGTCGTGTATTCATTGGATTACCAAGCACATCTGAACCTGCATCTATTGTTGCAGGCCGCACCTGGGAAAACGCCCCTAATTCTGGTAAAGAGAACGTAGAGATTCTTACAGAATTCACCCCTTGGAATATCATCAATACACTAGTAAACAAACCATATAAAGTAACAGTTCCAGCAAATGGTAATGCTACTGTAAACATACAAAGTACTTCTCGTGTGTTTATTGAATATGTAGCATTCAGTAATGCGTCTGGTAGTACATTACTTGAATCTGGTGCAGTACAACTTGTGGTTCAGGACGGTACAGTACTTATCGCCCAACAAAACAATACAAATCAAACAGAAGGTTTAGTGGTCATCGAATTTGAAGACCCAGCTTTCGATACGGGAACAAACAGAATGGCAATCACATTATCAAATGATAGTGCTGAAAGTTGTACTGTGGAATTCATAATTCGCGGGTGGGATGCACTTTAAGGCTCCCGCCTTTTTTCGCCCCTAATAAATATAAAACTAAGATTTTTAAGAAAAACAACGACAAGGATGTACGATGATTAACGTTACTAAACGTGATGGTGCAAAGGAAGCACTTGATTTAGATAAAATTCACCAGATTTTATTTTTTGCGTGTGAAGGTCTAACCGGAGTTTCAGTTTCAGAAATTGAAATGCGTTCACAGCTTCAGTTTTTTGAAGGTATGAATACCCAAACCATTCACGACATTCTAATTAAGGCCGCTTCGGAGCTAATTTCTGAAGAAACTCCTAATTACCAATATGTTGCAGGAAGATTGATTAATTATTCTCTTCGCAAGCAAGTATATGGTAGCTATGAGCCAATCAAATTCATCGACCATGTTACCAAACTAGTAGAAATTGGAAAATACGATAAAGAAATTTTTGAAAAGTATTCTACTCAAGAGTTAGAAGAACTTGGTCGTTATATCAAACACAAACGTGATGATAAATTTACGTTTGTTGCAATGAAGCAATGGGAAGGAAAATACTTACTTCAAAACCGTGCCAACCCAAAAAAAGGAATCGAAGGTAAAATCTTTGAAACTCCTCAAATGGCATATATGATGATTTCAGCTATCGTATTCATGAATTATACTGAAAATCGTATTCAGTGGGTTAAAAAGTTTTATGATGCAGTAAGTAATTTTGATATTAGTTTACCTACCCCTATCATGGCAGGTCTACGTACTAATACACGCCAGTTTAGCTCTTGTGTAGTTCTTAACGTTGGTGACAGCCTAGATAGTATTGCAGCAGGTAACTCTGCTATCATGAAATATATCTCTAAGAAAGCTGGCCTTGGTGTAAACTATGGTCGAGTTCGTGCCGTTGGTTCTGAGATTCGCGGCGGTGATGCAGTACATACTGGTCTTATTCCATTCTTATCGGCAGTTGCAAAAACTGTTAAATCCTGTTCACAGGGTGGTGTTCGTGGCGGAGCAGCAACAGTCCACTTCCCATTATGGCATTATGAATTTGAAGATCTGATTGTTCTTAAAAACAATAAAGGTACTGAGAACTCTCGTGTTCGTCAGTTGGATTATTGTTTCCAGTTTAACAAAACACTATATCAGCGTTTGCTTGATCGTAAGAATATTACATTCTTCTCACCAAGTGATGTTCCTGGGTTGTATGATGCGTTCTGTTCAGATCAGGCCGAATTTGAGCGTCTATACGTTCAGTACGAGAATGATCCTAGTATCCGTCGCAAGACATTGACTGCTATTGAAGCCTTCTCACAGTTCATGACAGAGCGTTCTGAGACAGGTCGTATCTATGTTCAGAATATTGACTTGACTAATGAACACTCACCATTCGATGAGAAAGTTGCACCAGTTGAGCAAAGTAACTTATGTCAGGAAATAGCATTACCTTCAATTCCGTTTGAAGATGTTAAAGATGATGAGAATGGTTTAATCAGTCTCTGTACTTTGGCTGCTATTAATTGGGGCAACTTTGACACTCCTTCTGAAATGGAAGAAGCATGTGACTTGGCAGTACGTGCATTAGATGCACTACTTGACTATCAGGAATACCCTGTAATCCACGCAGAACGAGCTACAAAGGCTTATCGTCCGTTAGGTGTAGGTATCATCAACTTAGCATACTTCTTGGCTAAGCGTGGCTTACGTTACGATGACGGAGCACTAGCAACTATCAATGAGTGGTCAGAAGCTTGGTCATATTATTTGCTTAAATCCTCAGTACAACTTGCTAAAGAGCAAGGTCGGTGTGAGAAGTTTGAGAATCTAAAATATGCTAAAGGTATTCTACCAATCGACACTTATAAGAAAAGTATTGATTCTCTTGTAGGAACAGATTTGAAAATGGATTGGGATACATTACGTGCTGACATTGCTCAACATGGTATTCGTAATGCAACAACTATGGCACTAATGCCAGCAGAAACTTCTGCACAAATCAGTAACAGTACTAATGGTATTGAACCACCACGTAACTTAGTTTCAGTTAAAGCATCTAAAGATGGTATTCTAAAACAAGTTGTTCCTGAGATTGGAAAATTAAAGAATAAGTACACCCTACTTTGGGAACAGACAAGTAACGATGGTTACATTAAGATCTGTGGGGTATTACAAAAATACATTGACCAAAGTATTAGTGCAAATACCAGTTATAATCCAGAAAACTATCCAGATAAAAAATTATCTATGTCTATGTTACTTGAAGACTTAATGAAGTGTTATAAGTACGGATTAAAAAATCTTTATTATATGAATACCAATGATGGTTCAGGTGAAGTTGATTTGGATAAATTGGAAGATGTGAAGAAAGAAAAAGGTATCGTGATTCAACTTCCACCAATGGAAGAAGATGAAGAAGATTGCGATAGTTGTAAAATTTAAAATTAAATATCCCGTCACTGACGGGATTTTTTATCGGTGTAATAAATGAAAGTCGATTATACAAAACCAATGGATTTGGAATTTATTGAGGAATTTTGGGATGACTTGGATATGAACCAAGTTATTCAATATCAAAAACTACCACAAGACTTTATTGAAAAACATTTTCATCGTTTAGATGCAAACGCATTAGTTCGTTACCAAACAATGACAATGGATTTTATTAAAGAAAAGTGGGCTTGGTTTAACAAAAATGTGATTGCACAGTACGTAATCATGCCAATTGAATTAATTAAAGAAAAGTGGAGCGATTTTCAATCCACCGCAATTGAAACTATTACTAAGTACCAAACACTAACAGAAGATTTCTTGAAAGATAAGTGGGATCAGTTAGTAGCATTCTCAGATAAAGTTGGTGAACAAATTTCCCGTTATCAAACGATGACAGTTGATTTTATCAAAGAAAAATGGGAGTACTTGGATAGTAATTATATTTCTCGTTACCAGAAATTAACGGTAGATTTCATCAAAGAAAAATGGGATCAGTTGAGTGTTGCAGCATTAGCAACGTTCCAAATTATTTCGGATGATATAAGAAGTTTATTAGGTCTTGCCGCACCAGCAGCAACTATTACCGGTGCACAAATTATGGCGTTTGATCCATGTCAAGACGGTATTGATCGTTATCATGCACATACACCATTAGATACTACTGTTCTAACATGGAACGAACTATTAGAACTTCACGCTACTTCTAAAGACGGCCTACGTGATATTCACTGGTTGTCATATAAACTTGGCAAAAAGATTAACACATAAGGAAAAACAATGTCAGTATTTAAAAAGAATGAAACCTCTCACCTACTTAAAAATATGTTCTTGGATGAGTCAGTTGACATTCAGCGTTATGATACAGTTAAGTACTCTCCATTTGAAAAAATGACAGAGAGCCATCAGAGTTTCTTCTGGCGTCCACAGGAAGTTGACCTTTCTAAAGACCGTATTGATTTTAAATCACTACAGGATCATGAACGTCATATTTTCACATCAAATCTAAAGCGTCAGATTCTTCTTGATTCAGTACAAGGTCGTGGTCCTAACTTAGCTCTACTACCAATTGCTTCTTTACCTGAGATTGAATCATTCATTGAAACTTGGGCGTTCTTTGAAAGTATTCATAGCCGTTCGTATACACATATTATTCGTAACGTATATGCAAACCCATCAGAAGTATTTGACACCATGTTAGATATTCCTGAAATTACATCATGTGCTGATGATATTGCAAAGTACTATGATGATCTTGATGACTACATTCTTAAGTATCGTCTATTAGGCGTGGGTACACACGTTGTCAACGGCGAAGAAGTTGTAGTTGATCTTTATGAATTGAAAAAGAAACTATGGTTATGTATCAATAGTATCAACATCTTAGAAGGTATTCGTTTCTATGTAAGCTTTGCTTGTTCATGGAGTTTTGCAGAGAATGAAAAAATGGAAGGTAATGCTAAGATCATTCGTTTCATTTGTCGTGATGAAAATATTCACTTAGGTGCAACTCAAATGATGTTACGCTTATTGAAAAAGGAAGATCAAGACTTCGCTAAAATTGCAGAAGAATGTGCTGATGAAGTACAGACCATGTTCATGGACGCAATTGTTCAGGAAGAAGAATGGGCTGATTTCCTATTCAAAGATGGTTCTATCATTGGTCTAAATGCAGCAATCCTTAAGCAGTATGTTCGTTGGATTGGTTCTAAACGTATGATGGCAGCAGGCGTAAAATGTCCGTACAGTGTAAGTCAAAATAATCCTTTACCTTGGACACAAAGCTGGATTGCTGGTGCCGATGTACAGGTAGCTCCACAAGAAACTGAAATCAGTTCTTATATTCTTGGTGGTGTTGTAAATGATATTTCTGAAGAATCATTCGGAAGTTTCGAACTATAATAACTAAAGGAGGCTATGCCTCCTTTTTTAATGAGAATTATATTAATGGCTAATCAAAATCCAACAATTCAAGATGTGTTCTCTTTTGATCCATCATATCCGTATTACATTAAACTAATATCGGGTGAACAGTTTACTGACATGATCATTGAAACTTATGACAATGGCATAGTACTACAGGGATTGCAGCATATTCCTACAGATAAAATTGCATACTTCATGCCTATTCTAAATCGGCAAGAAAATGAAACAGACGAAAGATTTGTGGTATAATAATTGAGTTCACAGAAAAAGGAAAAATTATGAACGAGAAACTAAATCAAATGGTAAACAACAATCTAGAAGCAGCAGCAGAAGAAGTTCCTGGTTATGAAATGACTGAAGCGGACCTTGAATATACTCGTAAAATGATTGAACGTCTTTCTGGTTATTATATGAAGAAAGATTCAGATAAAGCATTGAAGCGTAAAATTAAAGCAAAACGTCGTGCTTCAAATAAAGTAGCTCGTAAAGCTCGTCGTACTAATCGCAAGTGATAAAAATGCAGTATACATTTTCAAAAGTAAAAGAATCATTACCAAAAACATCAGCACGTTCTAAAAGAACAATTAAGAAATTACATCTTAATGAGTTTGCAGAATCGTTAGTATCAATTGATTTAACCGCCGGTCTTTTCGATTCACCTTTTGAGGGTGAATTACTAGATGCCATTTATGAATACGATGATAGTACTTTTATTGGCGGTTCATCAAATGCAACAAACATTCTAATTCAGATTAAAACTTCTGATTTTAGTGAAGAATACATTAAGAAGTACTGCGAGGATTTGCTTTTTATTCTTTCGAATATTGAACCACAATTCGCAGAAATCGGACACATCACTGTTCAGTACGGTGATGCATATTATGGAGAATGGTAATGACTACCACAACAAATCAATTTGAGTCAGTAGTAGAGTTTATGTCAGTTGCAGGTCAAGAAGTTAACACTTCATGGAAAAATCCTACAACTAAAGTTGGTAACTTCCGTTTACGTCTTATTGATGAAGAAATGAACGGTAAGAATGAACTATTCGATTCAGTTGATACTGATAATCTAGAAGGTATTCTAGACGGCATTTGTGATGTACTTTATGTTGCTTATGGTGCATATGCTACGTTTGGTCTAGAATCAATTGAACATGAAGTGTATTCTCATCTTCAGAGCGTCAAGTCTCAAGCAATGACAATTTCATCTGCTTACGACACACGTAGACATGTTCAAGATGGTTACAATCAAACTGAACGTGGTCTAGTTCAAGGTGACCGCCGTACTATTCAGATTGGTTTAAACAACATCGTACTTTCAGTAATTGGTATTGCTCATGCACATAACTTTGATTTAATTGGTGCATTTAATGAAGTTCACCAATCAAATATGAGCAAATTCTGTAAAACCCGTACTGAAGCAGATGAAAGTATTAAAGCTCGTGTAATTGAAGGTAAAAATGATTACATTGGTGCAACTACTAGTGAAGTAACACATAATGGTAATACATTTTATATTATCAATCGTGCAGGTGATGGTAAAGTACTTAAAGGTATGGGGTTCTTTGAACCAGACCTAAGCAAGTTTATTGTCCAATAAAAAAAGGGAGCCAATGGCTCCCTTTTTATTCACTTAGCTAATATTTGGACATTAGCCAGATTTGGTCTTAGACCGTTAACAAGATTTTGAACTTGAAGGTTATCGTATTCAGATCCTAGAGTTATCATCACATAGCCAATAACACCAATATCGATGTTTTGGACAATGGGAATAGACACTATACTTTTATAAGTTTCACCGTTACGTTTATACCGTTCACATGAATATGGTTGAGTATTATCATATCGGGTTTCACAAAGTAGTTGTATAGTTGCAATGTTTTCGTAATGTACATTATTCAAGAGTATTTCCTGAATATTATTAGTACCATCTACCATCGGGACAACTGTGCTATCGTTTGGTAATTTAGTACCGTCATTGGTTTCAGATGTTATATTAATCTGACCAGTGTACATCTTTGTTCCTTTATCTGATACAAACTTGTATAAGACAACAGAAGATATATCAGGAAATTTCATCATCATCTTCTTGAACTCCATATTAATGACTTCAGTGTTCTGTTGATTAACAGAAGACATATTTTTCATTATTGCTGGAGCTACTTCTGCTTCCGTTTTTCTATGAATCGCATCCATATTAAACAGAATGAACAAACCAAGTACGAAACACGCAACCAGTGTAAGCATCTTTCCGATGATAGGTAGATGTTCTTTACGATTAAACATGTTTATTCTCCTTAGTACGAGATGTAGTATCCTGTTTCACCCGCTACGGCTTGTGCAATATTTAAATATTGTTTTGCTTGTTCATCAGACTCAGGTACATTTCTGAAAATAACACTTACGTAACCTTCGATTCGACTAGTTCTAATCGGAACTGAAATCACGTATTTGCCACCATCATTGTAAATTGCCATTAGATTAGCAGGTGTGAGATATTCATCTCTTAACTCATTATCAGGTTGTAGATACTCTCGGCTAATAACTCCTATGTCACCAATAAATGTCTTACCCTTTAATATCATATTTGATTGTGCTCTAAAAGCACTAATCGGTAGCCATTTTAAGTTGTACTTATCTATGTTTAGATTTGTACTTTTACTTGCTATGCCGGTTACCAAAACACGCCCTTGATAGAATGCATCTGCCTCTGGTACTAGCTTGTAAACTAGTATCATAGCTATTTCGTTGTTTTGCTGAATAAACGTTCCAATCGATGCATTAATACTTGCAAGGTTTTGAGGTTTAATCGCATAAGTAGCAGGTTTGAACATTTCATTTTGTTGCAATGAATTAAACCTAGAACCGATGTAAGCAGACCATGTATCCGAAGTTACATATACCATACCCATCATCATTAAGCACAACGAAAGAGCGACCATACGCAGAGCTGACATTCTAGAGAATACTTCAAGGATTTTTTTAATCACGTCAGCGTTAATATTGAACATAATCCTTTTTTATCCTCTCCATTATTTAATAATTTATATACATATTTACCGATACGTACATAAAAATAGCAAATAAGTGAAACGTATAAGACGATTATGGTATAATATCTACATTAACAACAGAGCCAACTATGATCACGACTATTTATAATATACTCAACATTCTTTTTACTTCCTACCTAGCCTACATAGGAGATGTATTATCTCTTAAGATTTACTATACAGTACTTTGCATCGGGGCATTATTTATTGCTTACCGTATTGACCAAGTGGTTATTCAGTACCCAGCAGTAGGAAGTCAATTTAAGGAAGGAGTAGAATTTCTCTTCGGAGAAGAATTCCGGCCTAGACTTATCAACTACATTGGCTCATTTATTTGCCACCTTGCAGTAGTTGCTTATATGATTCAAAACATTCCATTAACTATTGCAATTAGTGCAGTGTTCATTTTTAGAATGACATTACTAATTAATAGTAATAAGAAAGTTAAATCGGAGTTATCTAAATGAATAAAATAATTTTATGTACTGATTCAAAAAATGGTATCGGTAAAGATAATTCTATTCCTTGGCATAGTTCAGCAGATTTTAAACATTTCAAAGAAGAAACCCAAGGTAAAAAAATATTAATGGGTTATAAGACTTGGGAAAGTCTACCACGTAAACCACTACCTGACCGGTTAAACATTGTAGTGACTTCTCGACATGTTTCGGATTCCGAAATCAATAAACATAAGGATGTTATTTTTATTCATAAGAATAGCCTATGTGATTTCTTACGATACAATGATAATATTATCGTCATTGGTGGAGCTACTATATATGAAGCTGCGTTACCATATATTGATGAAGTTATTCTCAGTCAGGTTAATGGTGATTTTGAATGTGATACATTTTTTGATATTCATTCTACTAATCCAGATTATGTATTTTATCCAATGACGAGTAAATTACTTGATGATGGGATATTAGTAACCTATCTACATAAAAGAATGTGGAATGATTTTGAGATGATTAGATATGTATAGAATTCATACGGATGGTTCTTGCTTAGGCAACCCCGGACCGGGTGGAGTTGGTATTGTCATTCTTAAAGATAACGAAGTAATTGATAAGTTATCTTTTGGTGAAAAACATACAACTAATAATCAAATGGAACTGACAGCAGTAATTGCAGCAATATCCTATATTCGTCAGGAATATAATTACAACGGTAACATCGATGTTTTCACTGATGCGAAATACGTTGTTAATGGTATGAATTCATGGCGTCATGGATGGAAAAAGAAAGGCTGGCGTGATTCTAAGAATAAACCAGTTAAAAACCTAGAACTATGGCAATTGCTTGATTCAATAGGTAATGAATGTACATATACACACGAGTACGGACACGTAGGTAATATGTATAACGAAATGGCTAATGACCTAGCTCAGAAGGCCGCACAGGAGATGAAATGAGTATTACGCTTACGGATAAGCAACAATATATTTTTGATGATGTAATCGACCGAATTAATAATTTTCCTGGTCGGTCGGAAGCTGTAATCATCGGCTTTGCAGGAACTGGTAAAAGTACTTTAGTTTCTAAAATTATTGAAAATATCTATCAAGGATATAACATTGCAGTAACTTCACCTACACATAAAGCTAACGCTGTGCTTCGTGATATGTTAGTCAATGTTGGATTGACAAAAGATGACGCACTAGTAAGTACTATCCATTCCTTTTTAGGACTTAAGTTAGTCTATGAAAAGAGTCGCCAAGTACTTAAGCATGACCCACAATCAAAGAACAGTACTGCTATGGTTGACGTACTATTCGTTGATGAATGTAGTATGATTTCCGAAGAGATGTATCAGCATATTATGAGCCAGATTCACCGTGTTCGTAGGGCTATTATTTTCATTGGTGATTCATGTCAATTACCTCCAGTTGAAACTGAAGGAACTAACAATGTAACAAAACTAAGTCCTACCTTTGACATTACACTAAAATATGAACTTACTGATGTTTTACGTCAGGCACTTGATAATCCAATTATCAATGTCGCAACTCAGATTCGTGAATGTATCGGTACTGGTCGGGAACCAATGGATATTCTTAATAATCTGGAAGGAATGGATACCATCACGCCAATTGATGACGAGATGCTATTTCTGGACATTTATAAAGAATATGTTAATGAGAACCGAACTTCTTCAAGAAAATTATATGATTTTGTTCAAGAGAATAAGATTATTGCTTATACAAACTATCGTGTAAACTTTGCAAACATGTATATCAGAAACGAAGTGTTTCCAGAACATACTGAATCAGAATTTGTTGCAGGTGAACCAATTGTATTTGAAACCATTACTGAGAACTGTCCATACACAGTACAGCAAATAATTCAGTGTCCAGAAATCAGACAAGAATCATTTCTAGGTATTGATTGTTGGCAGTTTAAATTACCAAATGGTAATTTCATTCTTGGGGTTGGGCCGTATACACGACTTACATTGGATAAGCATCTTGAAGATTTGGTAGATAAGATTGAAAAGAAAGCAGAAAACCCTTTAACTAAAAAGCCGTACATGTGGCAGGACTATTACGTTATCAAGAATAAGATTAACGTTATAAACTATCCATATGCAACTACTGCTCACAAGTCACAGGGAAGTACTTTTAATAATATCTGGTTCGATACAGATTTTATCGAACGCATTGCAAACAACGATACTAAATGCCGTATCCTTTATACAGCTTTGACCCGTCCACGTTATAGCGTAATGTTACGTAAAAACGGAAGATATTAACGGGTTAACTGCCCTTGTGTGAACTTTCTAATATGTTCACACATAAATAGTATAAAGTTCTATATTGGAGACTACAATGAACAATTTATTTCAAGCATTTACTATCGAAGTACCTGGTCAACTTTTAGATGATAAAAAGTTTTATCAGTACTCAGATTATGACAATACCAGTACTACAGTACCTACTGATGCACAAACCCTTGATAAAGGTATTGCATTTGTTCGTCTAAAACAAATTGAACGTAAACTAAGTGAACTAGCTGTTCCAGTATACTTCAAGATCGATTACACTACGGCTGGATCTGCAACTGCAATCCCAACTGATGCAAAAATCACCGTTGGTTACATCAGCTATGATGCATTTGTAAATCAGGTTCCTTTTGTTGAAGGTCAAGTACCAGAAGACGTAGCAAGTTCAGCGATCAAGACAATCATCGATGAAGCACTTGCACAAGAAATCGTTGGTGAGTTTGTTGAAGTACAGAAAACTGTGAACCGTGCTCCGTATCCAGGTGCAACAACTACCAACAATTATCATGAACTAGAAACGATCTACGTTGATGTTCCAGCAGAAACTGTTAGTACTACCGTTAGTTACATTACACTATAATATTTTCAACATGGAGTTGACATGGACGACAAAACTTTTTATGATAGGATTTTAGAGGACGTTTCTGCTTTTGATAAGATAATTTATGATTTAGAAAAAATGTCTAAAGAAGCTCCTTATCCACGTACCCGCAGTGTTGCAGATACTGCTATTGCAAATTTAAAATTTGTACAAGAAATCTGCAAAGCATTGAAAGACGCAGACGACAAGCGATAAACGCTTGACAAATCTGAAATTTATGTTATGATTTACCTAATGAATACCCCCTCGGAGTTATAAAACCTATATGAAATCTGTTATTGCCAACGAAAAAATTACTGCAAAGAACGTTCGTTTAGTAGAAGAAGACGGTTCTAGCAAAGTAATGGCAATCGCTGCTGCACTTTCTTTTGCTTACAGTAAAGAATTAGATTTAATTCAAGTATCTGAACAAGATGTTCCCGTTGTTAAAGTTGCTGATCTTAACAAGTACTTGTACGATCAAAAACAAACTGAAAAGAACAACAAAAAGAAACAGCGTGAAACCGCAGTTCAAATTAAAGAAGTACAATTCGCATACAACACTCATGAACATGACTTGAGTACTAAATTAAAGTCTGCACAAAAGTTTATTGAAGAAGGTAAACATGTTCGTATTGTCATGAAAATGGCAGGACGTACACGAGCAAACCCTGAACTCGTTAAAGCAAATACTGAACGCTTGAAAGAAGTAGTTTCTCGTATTAATGAGTCTGAGTTTGTTCAACAAATTGCAGTACAGGGAAACAATATCACCTGCACAGTTAAAGCAAAATAAGTACAAAAAATTTATAAGGGTGTTAACTAAATAGTTTTAACACCCACTCATCTCGGAGTTCTATTATATGGTTAATATTGTACGTGAAGTTTTCTCACTATTTGGTACTGATGTGGTTAAAGCTTCTTACAAAAACTCAGTATATTATATTGTCGGCACGAATGATATTACTGATTATGTTTCAAAAATTAAAGATTCTTTTGATTTGGAAGAATTGGATGCAATTAAGTACGGCTTTGATGCTTTCCTTAAAGACAATCCAGTTTCAACATTAAAAGTTCCACAATTTGAACTTGTTATTCTTGATAATGCTACAACCTCAGCTAGTTATGTTGAACAGATTGTGGCTGACATTTTCCGCAAAGATTATGAAGAAACTCATAACATTGTGAATGCTATTCATCATGAAGGTTCTGCTGTAGTAGCGAAAGGTACTATGGAACTAATGCATACATTCTCTTGTATGGTTGAAACTGCCAACGTCGCAACGGGCAATGAACTTGAAACTGATATGATTGAAATTTATGAATCAGAATCAATGGATAGTATGGAATTACTTGAAAATCTTATCCGTCGCGATTTCCCAGGTGACATTTAATAACTAATACTTAAACTCCAAGGTTTTGAGAGATAAATACTCAAAATTAACCTTGGAGTTTTTTTATTATGCAGAAAAAAGAATTATTAAACGCTATTCTTGAAGCTATTGCTCCAACTGACGTTGATTCATCACACCTTAAAACAATCGAACATACAGGTAAGGCTTTATACATTACCTTTATAAATGGCAGTACTTATGAGTACGACAACGTACCAGAAGCATTAGTACGCCAGATGTTAAAGGTTGACAGTAAGGGTAAATTCTTGTGGCGTTATATTCGCGACAAATATCCGTACCGTCAAGTTAAGTCAATCCCACAACATAAATTTGATACTAATCCCAATGAAGTTAAACCACGTTTGAAATATAACGTTGAAACTGGTGAATGGGAAGATGCATTAAAACCAGAAGTACTAAACACTGTAGAAGTTCCAATTGGTCATGAATTCCGTGCACCAGATGGTGATACTTATACCTTCCAGGGTAAACAGTGGAGAAATACAAGAACTGGTCGAGTTGCTAAACGTGAAATTAGTCAGAAGATGACTGATATTGCGAAACGTATGATTAAGTTAAAGGGACGCGAAGATGAAGTATAATCAGTTACAAGAAGCGATCATTAAAGTACCGCAAGAAGTATTAACTAAAGTAAACATGTATGTGGCATCGTACCTGTACTTTAAAATAAAACAATATGTTGATAAGATTCAGCTCATGCTTCCTACCGGAACAAGTGATGAAGAAAAGAATCGGATCATCAAAGATGCACAAACAACAATGGGTAAATTGCAGTCTAAGTACGGAGCTAAAAATATTTCCGCTGAAACAGCAAATAGCATTGTTAACCATTCTATCGATATCCCTATTGACGTAGAAAGGTTTTTCCAAGAACTAAACTTCAAAGGTGTAACTCCAGGATTGGTCAGTCTTATGAAAGACCGCATGAAGTTATCTTTGTTGATTAAGAGTCAAGATAACAATTTAGGTGGTTCAAAAGAATCAATTGGTAACTATTCAGCATTAGTTACAGTTGTTGTCGGAAGATTAAATCATAATCCATCATTTCTTGAAACTGCCAGTGAAATCATGAGTAATACGTATCATGAACTACAACACGTAGTACAGGCATTTGCAATTAAGAATATCAACAAAAATGATAATCAATTGGAAAGGAAACCGGGATACAGTAAAGAATTTTCTGATGGTGAAGATTACTATACCAGTGGTATTGAATTTACTCCACAATTAGGAAACGTAATCGATAACATAACTGTAGAACTTGAAAAGAGTGCTTTGAAGGATGAACTTAATCCTAATAAAAATGAAGCAATAAAAAAAGCAATTGAATATGTGGCACAAAATAATAGAGAATCGAGAACATTCTTGATCCATTTATATCGTAAACAACCAGAACGATATAAAAAGGCTATGAGTGCATTGTATAAAAATATTTCGCCCATCTATGATAATATCAAAGAATCTGGTATTGATTATTCAAATACCGAACTTCCTGCTGAAGAGTTAGAAGCGAACGTTGATGTAATGCTTACCGTGTACAAAATGATGTACAAGAAAGACGAATATAAAGTACAGGCTTTCGGTAAAACAATGGACACTCTAGTTCAGATTGAAGTTAAAAAAGATTCATGGACATTAGTACTTGCAAAAAATAAAATGTCAAAAGATGGAAGTTACTATGTAAATATCATTTCAACTGATCCTGAATTTGAAGAACAAGAAAAACTTAACAGCAAACAAGTACTAAGTTTGTTTGGAACCTTATCTTCAGTTACATGGTATGATAGTACTGATATTATAGATGACCTTGAATTTATCACAGGTGAAAGACGTTCTGTAAATAAAGAATCAATTAATGATGTTATTCTGTCATTGAAAGAAGATGCTGAACATATGGGAGTTGATTTTCAACAATCAAGTCCAACTGAGTTCACAGTTTTTGGTCGAGAGTTCAGTGTTGTTGAAGTTGAAGATAGTGCTGACAAGATAGACATTTCATATGCAGATAAAACTTTATATGTATGGACATTAAAACAATTGTTAATAACTTTTCAGATGTTGA